ATAATATTTCTTCTACCAGTTAAAACACCAGTTACAGCAACAGAAGAAGAAAAAGTGGCTGCTCCAGTGGCACCAAAAGTTCCACCAACAGTTGTGTTACCAGTTACTGCTAGCGTTGAACCAAACGTAACAGCTCCAGTGGCACCAAAAGTTCCTCCGACTCCTACATTACCTGAAGTAGAAAGGGTTGCTGTAGAAACAGCATTTGATACGGTCAAGGAAAGACCAGAAATTGATCCTGAGAAAGTTCCTGTTCCAGCGTTTAGCGTTGTAATAGTTCCAAGCGATGTCAAGGAAGAATTAACAACACCAGAACCTAACGTAGTTGCAGAAAGGACTGAAGTTCCACCAATCAGATACGCAACGCTAGTATTCGTATTTCCTGTAACGTCTAGAGTATAAGCTGGTGTAGAGTTACCAATACCAACTCTTCCGTTTACTTCGTCTACATAGATTGTGTTCGTATTAACCGATAGAGTTGGAACCGAAAGGCGAGTCCCGTTAAATGTAAACCCAGTGGCACCCATAAAGGTTGTGCCGCCTTGATTAAACTGGACTTGACCAGCAGAACCACCTGGGCTTGCAATATATTGAGGATTAACCTTTTTAAGAGCAGAATCTGTTGCGTCCCAAATCAAAAGATAATCCGCGTTCGCTTCAACAGATGTAATGGCTGTTCTATTGCTTATTGCAGTTGGTTCAATTTTATACTTAAACTGAGAAGCGCTGGAAAATGTCGTGTCGATTACGATTTCACCGATAAGAGTTTTGTTCTTCCATCCTGCATCATAAACAAGTAAATCAGAAGAAGTAACAGAAGCCGATGACGTGAACGTACCACCAGTTGCTAAAAAGCTTTCTAATGAACCAATCAGTGCATTGATTTTATCCGCCCACTGACCCAGTGAATCCGTGTTTTTTAATCTACTGATTGTTGATGGCATTTAGATTAAATATTTCCTTTTTGCGAGATGGCACTTAAAATAATATCTTTAAGGTCAGAGATCTCTTTGCTTAAGTCGGTCTTTAATTGGTCGACGTTATCCTTAAGAGTATTTATTTGCGACTGAATCATTTGTTTTTCTTGAACCCTGCGGCGATACTCTTCCCGAGCTGAATTGTCGGTTACGAGTATCGCTTTAGAATTTATATCGCGAACGGTTTTAGGGTTTTCTGTTTTAATTATTCGCATATAGTTACTCTAATACAATTGCTCTAAAATCAGCAATCCTTGGAACATGACAAGTATTATCAGAAGTCATGACGATTTTAAACTTGATCTCCACGAAATCTTCATAAGTAGCCTCGCCTGCCTTGTAGATCATCTTTGTTCCTGCAAAGGTAGTTTTTGTATATTCAGCATCAGTACTTGGTAAAAAGGTGTATTCTATAAATTCAGTTGAACTTGGCGAGAAGTTGCTGGAATCAGGAGTATTCTGTACCATTGAGATCCAGGACTTTTGCTCAATCGATTCTGAATCCGAAGAAGATTTAATCTTGTAATAAACTCTTATATTAGATCCAGAAGGCCTGTTGACGGTTAAAAATACCTTGGCATAAGTAGAATCATTTAGAAGTCTTACGTTTCTTGTGATATACTTAGACCGAGCGTTTCCACCTGAAACTCCAGTTTCACCAGTATCGTCATAGTTGATAATGTTTTCAATCTGACAAACTGATTGTCTGCTGGCATTAATTACAGGCGACACATTTTCGTTAGTAACCTTTGCCTCAATCTTTGTTAAGAACGATTCAGCAGAAGCGCTGATGTTGTGTTGGTAGTTGTATTCAATGTTCTTGTTGGGAACAATTGTTGAGTAGGTTGGATCAAGCGCACCAGTTGCACCCTTTGCGTACAACGTAACGGTAGCACTTGAAAATGGATTAAAGTAACCAGCAGGAACCATAAATACATCGGCCAAACCCACACCTTCTAACTTTCTGTTAAAGGTAATTCCAGTTGCTCCAGGGATTGTCTTAATAACATCCTGAGAAAGAACTGCAGTATCTTCAAAGATGTTTGAATCTTCTAATGTTGAACCGTTGTTAATATAAGTCGGGAGTGATACACTTGAATCCGGGACAATATAGTTCAAGAACACATTGTTTAGATACAGAACACGCGCGCCATTACTAAATACGTTACTCTTTCCTGGAGTTGATTCTGGTACGATAGGAACCAATCCTGTAGCACCGCCGATTAAAGAATCAGCCTCGTTATAGTAGAGTTTGATCGTATCAGAGTTCATTCTATGGACATAATAATCACCATATGGAACACCTAAGAAACCAGTTGAACCAGTGTAAGTTACTTTTGAACCATTTTTATATGGATGAAAATTAATATTGATAGTTCTGTTGGTTGCGTCTACAACTCCTGACCCGCCTGGGTCAAATCCAGTAGAACCATTTGTAGGTTTATTCTTGTCGGTTGGAATTGTGATAACATTGTCGCCAGCAGTTGCGTCCCAATCGGTAAATACTGTTGTCATTGTACCTGTAACAAAGCTGCAACGATACAACTTAAACATTAAATCCTGGGTTTGTTCTGCAGTCCAGGTGCTTGCGTTCTGAGATTTAAACAGTGAACCAACATAAGGTTGTTCAGAGATAATCTTTGTTGTTTCAACCTGCTGCTCGCCGATCTGAGCAACCCAAGCTTCATAGTTGTTTGAGTTAGCGATTAGGACGATCGCATATTCACCAGGTCTTAAAAAAACCACGTGCGGAAATGTTACGGTTGTTGGTGTTGTTGCATTTTCGGAAGTGTTAACGTTTGCAGCAGGAACTGTAGTAGAAGAAAGAACTGCTGTAGACGAAGGATAACCGTTTACAGTTTCTCTAATTTGAACAATAAGAGGAATGTTTGAATCCTTTGTTTTAAAGAAAAGATCAACCTTGGAAATAAATAAACCTTCAGGATAGATAACTGGATCTACGAAAAAGGTTTCGGCCAATGGGTCGACTACGCGTGCAGCAGGCGCGACATTAACGAAATTTTGCCCCGGGGCGCCAGGATTGGGTTGTCCTAAGGACAACCCTTGTTGCCCCCAAAATGGCGAGTTAGGATCAGGCAGAGCAACTGGAATGTTTAGAGTTGTAGTAGTTAATTCCAACCCCTCTGCTTTATATCTAGATTCAGCAGAAGTTGTTTCCAGTGAACGGTTAGGTGTATCGTTTGCGTTCTTAGCGTCCGACAGCAAAAATATGCGATCGCCTACGAAGAACTGACCGAATGGAATATTAAATGTCCCAGAAATTGAACCTACTGAATTTGTTCTGAGCGTTCCACCAATCGTTCCACCAGAAGGCGTCACGAAAACAGAAACTAGTTTACCATCAAAAAATGGATAGACTAGAGTGTCTGGCTTCATACCAGTTGCAGAAAACGATATTCTTCTTGGTCTGATAAATTCAGACATGTTAACGTCTCTGATTATTTCACCAGAGGAAACAGTTGTTAAGTTAATCGGAGGAGGAATAGGTACTCTGACCTGTTCTATGATTGGGACTTCTACCGTGCGCGCTGGAATAATGGTAGGTGGCAACTGTTGTCGTTGAACAGTCTGAGTAGTCCCGTTCGGATCAATCGCTATAATTATAGGCGGATCTCCCGGGCGACCAGACATGGTGATTCCTACGCTAGAACTACCAGTTGTGTCTGTTATAGCTATGTCTACCCAGCCTCCTGGTACTTCTTGTGACGGAATCTCTTGCGTCTCAAAACCAGTTACCACGTCGTCGGTTCCGAACCACATGTTGTTCCATTGGTTAAACATAGTGCCGAATGGAACACCACCAACAGTAACGTTATCTAACAAGCCATCAGGATTATTTACATCTGCAGGAACTGCACGAGTATCTTTCCAGAAGTCGTTGTTTGGTGTAAGTTCCAGATTACCCCACCAGGCAAACACTGAGAACGGATTAACGTTTACAGAACGCGAAGCCAATGGCTGATTGATAAAGATTACGTCTGTAAAGTTTTTCGTAATTAGTCCGCCACGTTCTTGGTAGTTTGAAGAATCTGCAGTTTTTAAATAAAGAGAATAAACCTTTTGACGGAACTCGGGTCTTAATTCTTGATTTTCGATATCAATCGAGCAGTGGTAATCAGGGTTAGTAGGATCTCCTACGTTATGGCCTATAAACGAGTCTACAATAAAACCGTTCTTAAATCTATCAAACCCTGCTGAATCCTTTATGTCGAATAGAGAGGTGCTCTGTTCTAGAGAACTTAGAGCAGTATAATATTCAATGTTCTCGATTCTTTTTTCAATCTTACCGATATCACGCATTGTATAACGCTTATTTTCTATAAACTTAGTTCTGATCGAACTTGGAGTGTAGGTATAAGCTGGGATGTAGAGATGATAAAGGGTCATTCCATCGTTAATATCTTTTGGTGCCTTTGGTGTTACTGAAGGAATTCCTTGGATGTCTATAAATGCACCGTCTACAGATACTGCAATCTTATCAATTCTAGGCAGATAATATTCAGAATTAAAGCCAAAATTTGTATTTGCTGAAACTAAAGTTGTAGAAGTAAAAGTGGTTGGATTTGTTTTTGTTGGACGACAATCTATTGAATTTATGAGGTTAATTTGCTTGTTAGCAGAATCATTGTAAAAATATGGAATATCTTTATTCTGATAAGAATTAGCACAGAAAAATCCATCATTTACACCATGAGCCAGATAATCAAAGAATACAACAAAAGCGTCTGTTGTTGGTGTTTTTCCTGAAATCAATTTTAACGAAGCGATGTCGTAGTAATTATGGCGCTGGCCGTTGTCTAGAATCCAGTCCTTAGCAGCGTTCTTTGAGTTATTAAACCAATCATTCATTACAGGATCGGTTGTGCTGGCAAGGACTTTATTTACACGAGTTACGTCTGGAACGTTTAGTCCGATTTCCTGTAGATAAACTACTGCACCACTTGAATGGGTTGCAGCAGTTGTTCCGTTATAACCTCTAATAACGGTGACAGAAGTCGTGCCACCGCCTGAGACAACAAACATTTGTTCATTATCAACTTTAATAACAGAAGCATTAGTAATTGTACCAGCAGCAAGAGTTACAGATTTTGTTGTTGTTGTGCTGATAGATGATCCTAATGTTGTTGGCTTAACATATACAATACCTCTTGCCGAAGAAGTATATGAAGTTGCAGCAGCAAAGTACGGGGAAATTTTAAAGTAATCACCAGTTGTTACTGCTGGAATCGGGGTAGTAAGAGTAATCGTATTTCCAGCGAAACTCGAGATCGCGTAAGTTGTTTCCGAAGCATTCGGGCCGCTTACAATTTTAAAGAGCGGATTGCCTGGAGTTGTATTTACACGGGCACTTGTTACATAAGAAGGAACCGTAACTGTGCTGGTGGAATTTGCATTAGCCTGAATATAACCTTCGGTAAATTCATTATTCTTTTCAGTCTTTGTATTTGGACTTGCATCATTGTTGTTAATAACTGCAATAATGTTTACTGGATTAGATTGAGAAGCAGAAAAGGTAATTGTAGCAGTTTGTTGAGAACCTGATCCAGGGCTGTTTAATGTAATTGTAAAATTTGTTAACTGAGCACCAGTGGTGGCGTTGGTAATAATGTAACCGTATTGTAAAGCTTCAGAAGCTGTAACTGTTGCACCAGCTCCACCCTGAAATCTTTCTCTTGAAGAACCTGACTGAATTGTTGCTATATTTCCAGCAACTGTTACTGAGTTATAATTTTTTCTGTAAGTAAGCTGAATGTTTGTTAGCTCCTTAACAGCAGTATAACCAGTATTAAAAACAAGAGTAGTAACTTCAGGATTTTGAAGACCCATTCCTGTTGCGCCAGTATTACCAAACAATTGAAATTTCTTTTCAGAACCTGTGTAATTTAGTCCAGTGGCACCAGTTGCCATGTAAAGAACGTTTCCAAAGGTTTTGGAAGGAGAAGTAATTGTTGTGTCAAAAAGGCTTAGTTTATAGTTTGGACCAAAAGCTCCGTTAAATTGAATGTCGCGAACTCTTGCAAAACCGATCGGTCCTGTGGCCCCGTCTTGATCATAAAGATATAGTCTTTCAAATAAATTAATATTTGGCAAAGAAGAAACAGATCTTACTGTAACAAAATTGCCGTAGTTAATTGGAGCATCCGCGCCTATATAATTTTCGGTTGTTCTAGCCTTTGGGATGTCAATATCCTGAGTAGCAATTGTTTCTACTTCAAAACCTTTGACATAAGCCTTGCCTACAGACAATCGACCAAGAACAGAACCTGTTGCACCTTTATAGGATTCAATATTCAGGAGAAATGGTGTTACTGTATAGTCGCCTGATTCGTCAAAAGTTCTACGAGCCAAAAGCTTTGCAAGCATGTTGTAGGTTGGTCTGGAGATTTGCTTGTAGAGTTTACCGTCGCGAACTTCTAAAAGCTGAATAAACTTGTTGACATCTTCGTTATAATTTGTATCTTTAGAGGTAAGAGTTAAATTAATCTTTAGACGATGTGCCCCAGGAGCAGCGTAGTTGTAAGAACCGCTAGCATTGTCGAGTAGAGTTTCGTCCACGGTTTCGTCAATAATAGAAACAGAAGAAAGCAAACCAGCAAGTTTATCTGGAGTCTTTGAATACTTGTCAAGGTGGACAGTTTGTTTTGCATTGATTACGAAAGTTCCCTTGGAAAAGAAAATACCTTCGTCAATAGAAACAGTTGAAGAATCACCGATGGCGTTGTGAGTTGCGGAATCGTTTCCAGTAAAAGTGGCTGATCTGATAGTCGCATAATTACCAAGACCTTCTACTGAAATTGTTTCTCCAGTTTCAAATGGATAACCGTTTAGAGGCTTATAGATAAGAGTTTTTGGTTCTGTGTTGTCTGCATCTGCAACTACAGTTACTAATCCCTTGGCATATACGCCATCATGAGAAACCGTGCCTGTGATAACTTTGTTTTTGGCGGAAGCTACTAGTACTTCGTATGAGTTATAATTTGTCTCTATCGTAAGATACTTTGCAGTCTGGGTGTCAATAGTTGTAAGGCCACCAATAACAATTGAACCTTCTTTAAAGATGTGTTTACCAAATCTTTCCACCTGCATTTGTAAAATCGATTGTAACTGGTTAAGTTCCCTAGTTTGAACTGCATATCCAGGACGGAATAAAATTCTTAAAAAATCTTTATCAACTTCTGGGATTCCCGCAGAATTTAATTTCTCAGGAGAGTAATCGTCGAAATATGGTGCAGAATTTAGTTCTGTAATAACGCTCATTTTGCGCTTATGCCTCTGTTCCTATTTAGTATTGGATGATAACTTTAATGTCTTCGATTTGGTCAGGGTTTCTGGTAATAGCTTTTCTATTTTCAATATACAAAACTCTTCCAAGGTTTTTTACCGCAGTTGGTTGAGTCACGGCTGTTACAGTTGAAGAAACTGCTCCAGAAGAAATATTATTGGCACCGTTAAAAGTCCCAGAAACAGAAGTTAGATAAATCTGCTTAGGCGCAGAAGTTGAGTCGTATTTCACGACCTTACCTGTCGCGCCTGAAGTTGCCTGTGTAACTGTAGAATCAGGCACAAAAGGTCCGTTGGTAACTGCTCCGAGATCAAGAATTACTGTTTGGTTAATAACAGAAGAGTTAGCAATAATACCGTAATAAGATGTAGTGGTTGGTTGTACATTCCAGGGAGTTGTAAGTGTAACTACAGGAAGTTGCAAAGAAGAAATTTCTCTGATTTGGCCTTTTCCGGGACCGCTTAAAATAATAATCTTCTTACCTACGCTTGGATAATAAGTCTTTGTTGAATCAGCATAGGAATGAGAAGCATTTAGACCCATCTGATTAGAAACATTTAGACCTGTAGCACCTACTGTATAATAAGAGCTACTAAAGATAGGATCTAGAACAACTGAAATCTGACGGTATTCGTTTGTATCTACAATTGCAGAACCTTCATTACCACTAACTCTTACCTTTATCATTACATTAGTTGCGTTTAATTCTTTTACAGGATCAGCACCGTGCTTTGGCTCAGAACCAGCTTCAGCGTTTGTTTGAACAGTTGACTGAGAAGAACCATCGTTTGAGTTAAGAGTTTTTACAGGAATCCAGGAAGAAGTATAGAAGCGTTCAATATCATTGGAAGAAAGTGTGAACATATACTTCCATTGATAAGAATCAGCAGTTGTTTCTGATACACCAGCTGCTGTTGATGTAGAAGTTGGCTTTATAGTAGAAGCAGCTCCTGAATTGTTTCCAAGACATTTATAAACGTTATATTCGTCTGTGATTACATAAAAAGGTCTAAGAGAAAAGTTGTTATTGGAAATAGCAGAAGGAGCATCAATTGTTACAGTTGGAACAGAAGCATACCCAGTACCACCGCTGTTTATAGTAATTGAAACAACAGAACCCGAAACAATGTTTGCTGTAGCTGAAGCTGTTGTTCCAGATGCAGGAGCGCTAATTGTAACCGCTGGAGCAGAAGTGTATTCTGCTCCTGGATTAGTAATGGTAATTGCCGTAACAACACCACCAGCAACTGTTGCAGTTGCTATAGCTTTTACAAAACTCTTAATTCTTGTAAGATCATTGATATCATCCGTAGAAGAATACTGTTGATATCTAGAACCAGAAACCCAACCGTAATTTTTAATAACTCTAGAAACGTTTGTTGCCGTAACCTTTTTGGCATACAGCATGTCTGTAAAGACGTCCGAGGTTAGGTTGTGGGAGTCCTTAGGAATATTTGGTACATTTTCGTTTGTCCAGGGATCTGGGTTAGAGAAAGCGAAATATACCGATTCGTCGGTAATAGTATTCAAGAAGTTATCGATGTTTTTGTGTCTTAACTCGGAAGTTAGTATATTGGGCATTTTTTTCCTATACCTTTAGATTACGGCAATTTCTGATTCTGGTAGGGAGTTAATTCTCTTACCAGATGTATCGTAATAGCCTACAACAGAACTCACTACTATATTTATATCATTATATGAGATTTGTCCTGCCGCGAAATCGAGCGACCCAGGATCTTTTACAACATACAGAAAATTGTTTTCCTTATCCCACAACTCGACTCTACCCTTTGCTCCAGTTAAATCCTGTAGAATTACTTCACCTGGTTCAATAATCGGATCTTCAAACTTTACATCAGGAGGTTCAACATAATCAAAGCCTAAGTTTAACATGGTGATACCTGTAACAGAACCACCTGCTATTGTTGCCACAGCTGCAGCTCCAGAACCTCCGCCTTTTCTAAAGGTGATACTAGGAGTTTTTATATAACCTATTCCAGGTTCTATAATATTGCAGCTAAACACTGTTGTTCCTGTGATCGAATCAAGGTTTGCAGTTGCCGTTGCGGTTTTAAACTTATTCTTTGCGTCAGCAACAGAAAGAATTACGCCTGCTGAATATGATATATTCTCAAACTGAGACATAGGTAAATTAGTATTCAAGATATTTGCATAGGCAAAAGCAGTTGTTGTTGGAGATGTTGCTCCAATCTGATTAATTGTTACAAGTGGAGTAAAGAGATAACCGCTGCCATAATTTGTAATATTTATAGCAGAAATAGCTCCAGTAGCTCCAACAGTTACTGTGGCTGTTGCCTGAGTTCCGTAAGGAGGTGCAGCGATTGCAACATCAACATAAACTCCTGTCGCACCCTGAGAATATCCAGCGCCAGGGTTTGATATTACAATTTCTGAGATTCCTGTAGAACCTGTTGTAAAGTAACCGTCGTTTACAGATCCTGTTGCTCCGGCGAAATCAGGAACTAGCCAATAAGTTGAATCTGTAGTAGGACCAGTTGATCCAGTGTTAATTGTATAATCAGAAAATCCTAGAACACCTGTAGCCCCATAAGTTGTAACTTTTGAGAACTGACCTGCACCTGGACCCGAGGTAACATACAATCTCCAGTTACGGTAACGATGATCCGTTTTATTATAAGCTGTTGCGCCGATTGAGTGACCCGCGATTGTTGTAGAATTAAATCCACGAGTTGCCGATATATTAAATGATCCAGTTGCTCCTACAATATAGTTTACGAGAAGATCTTCTGAATCAACCTTAAGAACGTCTCCTACTTTTACATTAAAGTTATCAGAAGTGTTTAAAACAAATCCTGTAGCACCACTAGCAGAGGTTGCTCCTGTAATTAAAGTAGAAACAAAAGAAGGATCAAAAGGAACATAACGCATAGGGTCCAAAGTAGAAAGCCCAACTGTAGTTGGATTTACATAACCGAATCTGTAGTTCTGAATAATTCTATATTGAACCGCGTTGGTTGAAGCTCCAGTTGTAAATGAAGAGTTTAAGGTAATTGTAAATGTATCTGGGTTATATGCTGTTACATATCTATAATAATTTATATCTGTTATTAAATCCGTAATTATCACAGAATAATTTGTATATTCATCTTTGTTTCCGATAAAAGAAGATGTATTGGTGGAAATTACCAAAGTATTATAAGAAGTGTTAGAAGTTACTGTTGCGATTCCTGAAAAGTCAACATAAGGTTGTGGATAAGAATCCCATTTAAACTTATCAAAATCCAGAGCAGTTGGACCAAGATCTTTAAGGGAATAATTTAAACCTGTTGCGCCAGCGTTGTATACTAACTCGGAAGAATAATATTGATCTGCACCAATAAAAACATCAGTGATTGCTTGTGAAGAATTTCCGCCCAACTGATTAGACTTTTCAATAGTTAAACGAATAAAGTAAACAAGACCAGCAGGGTGAACTAACTCTTCGAGTAGACCCTTAAATTGTCTAATAGATTCTTCTGATTGTAACTCATAAGAAAAGTCTTGGTAATAATAAGGTAATGCACCAGAAGCACCATAGGCGATATTAGGCGAACCTTGAATCTTTTTTGTAGAATCTAACTGACCGTCATCTCCGATATATCTTCCGTTTGTTGAATAAAACGCACCTGTTGCTCCATCGACATAAGAATTTCCGAGAAATCCTGTGGCTCCAGTAATAGGGTAATTTAAAACAGTCTGTCCACCAGTCGGGGAGATAAATCCATTTATAGTAGAAAGATATAAAAGAGCATGTGGTCCTGTAGATCCAATTTTTTCTACGTTTTCCAGAATTGCTGTGGCAACGCCTGTGGCACCAGTAATTAGAATTCTAGAGCCAACGTTATTATTCTTAAACTCAGTTAAGTCAACAGGAGCAGGATAAACTCTAAGAACATTATCCAGCTGCCATCTACCTGCAGAAGTTCTTAGAACATCTACCTTTGGATAATAAAAGTTAACTTCTACGTTAAACAGGATTCTGTAAAGAAAACGAATTGAGTCTTCGACGCCTGTAGAATTATAAAACTGACGAATAAATTTTACAAATTTTGTTACTTCTACTGATGAAATCTGAGACTTATAAAGTTTTTGTGGAAGCGTAGGAATATACTCGTTCTTTAAAAAGTCGACAAATACATCAACTTCATTATCGATGTCTCTAGAAAAAGCTACTAACTTTGAAGACTGATTTATTCCGCCAGGAGAATCAATAATAACAGGTTCTGCAGTTGCACCAGTTCCTGTGGCGTCAGTAATTATAATTCTTGGTTTATCTTCTGAAGAATAACCACTACCATAATTTGTAACAAGAATCTTTTCTAGTTTACCGTTAACAACAAAAGCATTAAATGCTGCGCCTTTGTAATCTGATATGTATTGATTATAAGTAATAGAATCTGGATTAGTATCCAAAATTTCCATTGTAATAGTAGGAACAGAAGAATAATTCTTTCCTGTATTTTTTATTTTAACAACAGCTAATTGGCCGCTTTTTCTGTCAAGGTAATTATAGTATTCCTTTACAAAAGAAACGAACAGCGGATATTCTTCCCTGATGTACTGGGGAATAAGTTTGTCAACAAATAGTGATCTTGTAAAATTTAGATCCATTTTAGGCTACCTGGACATCAACTTTTATGTCTGTGTCTAAAATTGTAATAATGGTGTTTCTATAAGAGGAAATATCACCGATTGAATAATCTACTGGTTTCGCGACAAAATCCAAAGTTAAATCTGTATTAACTAAAGAAGGAGAGAAGTCTGACAACACAACTTTTCCTGTAGTATAATTTATAGTTCCTGCGTTTGCGTTAACAATTGATTTTACATTAAATCCAGGACCAGTATACTTAAATATTCTGACAACACCTTTTTCATCGTCATCAATAAACAAGTCTTCTGTAGGCGATCCGATTCTGGAGTCGTTTACAGCCTTAAACGGAAACTTGTTTTCTAGTGATCCTGGGTGAATGCCATTCTGGAAGTCAATGTTATAAGTAAGTAATTTATTAAGAATAATAGGAACATTTTTTCTCATCTTAAGAGTAGTAATGTTACCTGTGATAGAAGGATCTGTAGAGTCGATTAGTGTAGAAAATTTCGAGTAATTAAAGTTTGTTCCAAACTGAGTTAGTGTAGTATCGTTAAAGTTCTGAATCTGAGATAATACCAGGTTCTTGATTTCAGCTGCAGAGTTAAGAGTTTTTCTGTTGTTAAACTTAATATCTGTAGAAATCTCCAGGAACAGATACTCAGGATCCACAATCTCAGGGATAATGGATACAATGTTCTTTTTCTTGATAATCTCATCAAGGATATACTTTTTCGCAGCGTTTGAAAGAAAGTAACCGTCTACTGGCTTAAACGAGATAAAGACTTTTCCATATATAGGAGGATCGTTGTCCTGTCCGCCCCAGACCGAAATAGTCTGAGCCAGGGGATAATCTCTGGAGATAAAAAACTTGTAGTCTTCTGCAGTTACTGCTCTTCCCTGGGTTCTAAAATTCTGTAGAGCATTTAAACGAATTGAATCAATTTTTTCTTCCGCGTCGCCACCATAGGAATTTACAACATTTGTGAATTCTATAGTAGGACTGGAAAGAGAGTTACCTACGATCTCGTTAACTAGAGTAAATGAACTTGCACCGTTTGCGTCTGCACCAGAAGAAGTCTGGAAACGAATTATAACAATGTTTCCTGGACTTGGTTTATAACCCAAAACGCCGTCCCCGAATTCAATTGAATACTTCTTATCTGTTGTTTCAAACATGTAGAAGATCTTTGATTCAGGGGTAAGTTTAGTGATATCTGAGATAAGAGAATACGGTTCAACGTTTGTATCTGACTCGGAAACCTGTACAGAAACCTGAACCGAATCCAGATCAATATTAAATGTATCGATCTGAAACTTTTCGTTGGGCGAGCTTGTTACTGGGTAAGTAATCGTGGCATAAGAACCTTCGCGAAGTTTTACATCATTAAACGTATACAATCCGGATTGAGCCGTGGCAGTTTGAGAAGCAATCGGAGTAAAGACATATGTTACATTGTTCACAGAAGTCGAGAAAAAATTTGTTTGATCCATGGTAATCGAAGTACCATTAGGATCGGTAGTGGAAACAGTAAAGCTAACCTCAGCAATAGAAGACTTCTTAGATCTTGGGGTGTAACCAAAGTTCTTTGCAAGAGAAACAACAGATGATCTAGTAACTGCGGTGTCAATAAAGTTCTCATTAATCGCCATGTTCAGATAAAAGGCGTTGTAATGAGTGTTGTACGCTAGAATATCTGTGAGAAAGTTTAGCGCAGACCCCTTGAAATTATAATCTGTGAACTCTGAATTGTTCGCAATAAAAGAGGATATATTGGCTTTAATATCTTCGAAGTCTAGATCTGAGATTAGTTTAACTCTGTTATCTGCCATCTTATCTTACTCTTTCTATCTTGAAAGAAATCTTGTATTGATCTTCTATATTATTTATAGAGAAGTAAATATTTACGTTTAGCTTGTTTAAATCTTCTGTATTCTCTTTAATTTGAACTATTACGTTCTTTGCGCGCGGCTCAAAATTATTGATAACTTGTTTAATAGACCTTCGCAGGGCAATAAAGGTAAAGTTTGTGAAGTTCTCAAAAAGATGAAAATAAACATTAGAACCGCACTCAGGTTGAAACGGTCGTTCAAAGAAGTTTGTCATAACGAGTAACTTAATGGATCGTTTAACTGCATCCGCGTCAGTCAGGGTGTTAATATCACCTGAAAATAGATTTCTTTTTAGAGAAATATCTAGATCTTTAAACCTGAACTCTGTTGACATAGAATTATTTATAATATTCCTCTTAGTTTTTTGAACCAGGAGTTCCTCTCCTTACTAGACCTGGCAGATAAGATCCGCCGAACCAGGTATTGACTACGCCTCTTTGAATACCGCTTGGACCTTTTTGAGAAGTAGAAGCATAAGAAATATGAATCCAGGGACCATAAGATCCAGGACATTCCAGGATCATCTGGTCAAAAGGAACTAACTTACTAGATATAATTTCACTGGCGATATCAAATAAATACTTTTCTCTATCGTTTCTGTTGGAATATGCGAACTGTGCGCTCCATTGAATATCAAAAGCTTCTCCGTTAGGATGCTGAGAAGTTGGAGAATTAGGCTTACCTAGGTTTCTAAAACCTGAGCTAATAATTAAGTTACGTTTACCATACTTACCAGCAAGAGGCTCTAGGATGTTGTTGGCTGCTGCCTTGATGTTACAGAGAATTCTATTTACACTCAGACCAACCTGTGGACGAATAATATGCTCGTGCTTGTAGATTTGCCCAAGAGTATAGTTTGCAGACATCTTAAGGCCATCAAGAGCTGGTGATGGATAAGGCTTGTCTTCGTAAGAAAATTCCTGACATGACTTGACTTCTACCTTTGTTTCTTTTGGGGGATCTGTCTTAGTTTCTACAATCTGATTATCAGACTTATCAGGCGTTGGAGCTGCTGCAGGCACTGGAGCTGTTGCTCCAGGCACTGGAGCTGGGGTCGGCGGTGGATCGACTATTCCCGCCTCTATTAGATCTAACTTATACTGAGTAATAGTTGGAGTTTCCTCAAAGTTATCTTCAACAGCAGCGAACACCTGCATGATACCTGGATAGATTGGAACTTCAATAGGATAAAGTCTTTCTAAACCATTATTAGACGGGACATTCACTGCTGCCGCCTGCGGTTGCGGTTGGTTGGGTGTAATTGTAAGACCTGGTAAGACGGCTCCGGCAACTGTTGTTCGTTGGCTCTCAAATGATTGATCCACAGGAGGATTTGAAGTAACCAGAGCGCCCTTTAACTGTACTGTGTTTTTTGAACCAACAAGAGTATTTTCATTAGACTTTAAAGTAAGTTGTTCCTCGGATTGGATAACACATTTTCCTTTTACACCAAGGTTAAAATTTCCGCCAACGTTGATATCTAGGTTTTTTCCAATATCTACCTTGGCGTTTCCTTTAATAATGACATTGGCGTTGTTTTGTACTATTACATTAAAGGGTCCATCAATAGTAAGATTGCATCTATTGTGAATGTGTTGATACTGTTCGGCAAGAACAATACGGTAGGAATTTTTTACGATCTTTTCTACTTTAATACCGTCAGGATAAATTTCTTCAAAAGTTCCTGATTTATGATAATTGTGTAGTCTTTCTACACCAACGGTATCGTCTATTTCAATGATATGACCTGACTCGGATTCTAGAACATGATTATAAGGATAAGAAGCATAATAGGGAGTCTTAGGTTCCGACCAGGTAGTTCCGTCAGCAACGGGAACATTTTCATCTACGGTATCGCGCTTTAGTTTTACAATAGTATCATAAATCTTTTCGTTTCTTGCTAAACGATTAATATCTGACTCATCAACAACCGTTCCCAATGGATGTGAAGTTCTTGGATATAATTCTCCTGTGGGCGGAGTAGGAACTTCAGTGTCTAACTTCGCGCCTGTGCCATCGTTAGGATATTCTTTCTTTTTATACTTTCTAGGTCTAGCGGAAAGGTCCTCGCGCGGATCCATAAAGCCTTTTTTCTTGTTTTTAGGATAAGGATACTCATGAGGAATACCAGCAATAGTTCCAAAGATAACAGGTTCCTGACAATTTTCGCTGTCTCTAAAAAAACCGATTACCCAGGTTCCTTCTACTGGACCCATGGGAGTATGACCTAAACCATTCATTGAAGCAGAGGTAATAGGTTGAATAGGATACGCCCAAGGAAGATCTTCTGTGGGAATATCATCTTTTACATCGGTATGAATTCCAAGAACACGAACCTTTACTCTTCCTAATTTTAGAGGATCAACGCGATCTTCCACCACACCCTGGAACCAGGTGAAGTTCTCAAAACCCATAAAGCCTAATATGTTTCTAGCCATTTGTTGGAACGAAATCCTTTACATCAATATTTAACGACTCTTTGACACACTCTACTGCCAAGTAATATTTCTCAGAAATAAATTGATGACGGATGGCAGTTACTAGATACTTGCCTGAATAAAACACATCATTCTTTGGGTCAACTGTAACTTTTTCCGGAGAAGGAATGTCAAAGTAAATCAAATCGCCCACGGAAAGTTTCCCGTCGCCTGGAAGGTAAAACTTGAGCCTGAAGTTATTTAGAGAAGCTGCCTGATTCAGGTTTCTTCCTACTACTTCGTTTATGTAATTCTTTGAAAGAGCATTGTCCGTAGAATATAAACGTAACGCCTGGTTCGGGTAATCAGAAAAAGACTTACCAAATCTATCAGGTAAAAGTCCAAGTAATTTCCCGCGATTAGTATGTGCAAACTTAGGAAAAGACTTTTCGTAGTTAAAATCGTAAATAGAATAATATTTATTAATGATGTCATGGGTATACAGCTTAGAGGCATAGAACCCTGCATCTAGATTTTGAAGCACGTCAAAGGAGTTTGTGATCTCATAAGTTTCCAGTGAAGAAAACCTTCTAGGATCTTTGTCATCTTTTACGGTGTCTGTGTTCTTTGGTTGAAAAAATACTTTTCTGGCAATCGGTGCAATCAACATCTCTGCCAGCGACTTTAACTTAAAATAATTAGAAGTGTTGTTTGACTCTTTTGCATTTTTGTTGTATACAGTAGAATAGAAAAAGAACATTGTATCATGTTTCGGGGAAAGCGCACGGCTCGTCATCCAGTTAATTGCTTTAAACGGATGCCAGTTGGGAACCACCAAATTATAAGTATTTCTAGTATCTTCTAACTCAATATTTTGGTTTCCAGGAGAAATCTCGCTTAGGATATTTGAAATTATTTTTTTGTAAGTCTTGTTCTTAAATGACTTTGAAATCCTGGTTTTCTTGTCTGTAATAATTTCTTCCTGAACGAAATGAATAATATACTGCTGAGATCTTTCCGTTAACAATCTCCTGGCTTCGATGTCAACGATTCTACCAAGCAGAATAATATTGCGTTCTTTAAACTCTCCTGTTTTCTGGAAAGAATTTTCGGGTCCGGATAAATCCACCGAAGGCACTTTAACTTCAATTCTAATATATTCATTTCCGAGTATAGGTAAACCGTAGCTACCAGAGATCATGTTGTTGGCGTCTTGCACAACAATGTTTCCCGAGATGGTAGGCGAGTATAGATCTTCAAAGATGTTTAACTCTTGAAAAACAGATTTAATATCTACAGTCTTCTTAGAAGAAATAAGAAGACTGGTTAGTTCATATTTTCCTGGAATGAGTTGATAAGTTTGCATTAGAATTTAGAGTTAAATGTATCTACAAATAACTGTATGAACTCAGGTTTAATTAGCTTAATTTTTCTTTTGGCTTCGTTTTTTTCCATTTCAAAGTAATATATAGACTGAGCCTTACGAACGATAACTCCATCTATTGCCTCTGGAGTTTGGGTATATGTCGATTCTGGAACCTCGATAAACTCAGCTTCGTATTTATTTGGTTTGATAAAATACTTGTAGTTTGTCATAGCCGACGACTCAGAACCGTATTTTTCTATAATGTAATCCGAGAACTGCCTGTAGTTTAAAGGTAAATCGTAGTTAATATCAAAGATGTTATTATATACTAGAATTGTCCAATAATAGTTAATATCGTTATATTCATTGATACAAACCGAGTCTAGAGTATCGGATTCCAAAAGAGTGTAGTCGTAAAAAAGCGTTCGGTCGTGTGGTGGAGTGAAATTTACAACACGGACGCTCAGATTTTTTACAATCTCAGATTCGTTGCCTTTAAAAGAAGGATAGAGTAAATACGGGAATTGAGAAAAGTATGACATATGTTTTACTAATTTTTGTGGGTAAATCCGTCTATTTCAGTTTTAACAGTTCCATAACGCTCGAACTCTAGTTCCGCGAGTCTTTCCTTTGTAAGAATTTCTAGTTCGGTAAAATCTAAAGTCATTTTAATACCAACAGGTTCACCTTGCGAGTGGGTGGCAAAGAAACCTGTTGCCGTGTAATCTACCGTTACGTTAGTAAGCGCACAGGAAGAAAGCGCAAACATATGTTTGTTTTCTTCTTCTTTGTGATAGAAAGAAATATCAAATTCAGAAGGAAACAAGAAAAAGCGATTTGATCCACCTACATCGGCTAACTCAGGATGCATGTGAAACCTAAATTCGGAGATAATTTCTCTAACTTGTTCTTGCTCGGCCTCGGTCTTTGGGTAAAAATCGAAGTCAAAAGTAAACTTTCTGAAGTCTACCCCCTTAAAAAGCACTTCTACGTGGGGATTAATTACTTGTCCCGTAGTAGCGGCAGCAACATTTTTCAACAGTTCCTTGTTATTTTCTGCGGACTGTCCCAGACCCGAAAGCACCTTCCCTGCCGTTGTTTTTCCTTTGGCTCCAAGAGCTTTGCCAACAGTTTTTAAAATCTGTCCCGAAGAATCAGTTATAGTAGCAGCACCTGTTTTTGCTGCTTCACTTAATGAAAAATCTGATCCTGCTTGAGCACCACCCAACAGCCCAAGTTCAACATTGTCGTATAGCACATTATGGCCCATGGAAATAGTATTAGGCATATATAAACAAATAGCTGTGTTTGTTCTAATTAGAGATGAACCGCCAAGTACATTACCGGAAAACCGATCGCCGAAAGCTCCCGCAGAGGACCTAGGCGCATCGCCGCCATCTGCATTCTGTACCTTCAAGTTTTTATTTTTGGCTAATTTGGAATTGGATCTGACGTTGACAAAAAAAACACAATAATTATTACCATGGCGCTCGGGATTTTGCCAAAGATCTTCTGGATAACTGTAAGCAGAGTATTTGTAAACGTCAGAAGTTTTAATATCGCCCATATATCTATTTAGCTAAATATTTTAGAATATATGAGAAACACTTATAAGGGAAGATTTACTCCAAAGAATCCGCAGAAGTATCGCGGCGACGTCAACAATATTATCTTCCGTTCTTCTTGGGAATACAAGCTGATGAAGTTTCTGGACGAGAACCCAGGTGTTCTGGAGTATGGTTCGGAAGAAATCATTGTTCCTTATATCTCTCCGTTAGACGGCAGGATACATCGGTACTTCGTAGACTTCTACGTTAAGTTAAGAGATTCTTCAGGGAAGATTAAGACATATATCATTGAAGTTAAGCCATATTCCCAGACTCAACCTCCTGTCCAAAAAAAGCGAGTAACTCCTGCATATATAAAAGAGTGTCAGAACTATGCGGTAAATCAGGCGAAGTGGCAAGCCGCAGAGAAGTTTGCAGAGATAAACGGAATTATCTTTAAAGTATTCACAGAAAAAGAACTGTTCGGAAAATAATAAATAATAACATATGCGTCCTTTTAACCTTCAGGAGTTTAAGTCAAAGGCAATTTTAGATCTAGCAAGTCCCGCCAGATTTAGTGTGATTTTTGTTCCACCTCCGATCTTACAGAAAAGAAACAGTGGCTCTGCTAAAAATGAAAAACTCACATTATATTGTAAGTCTGTTTCTATCCCCTCGATTAATCTTAATGCCACAGAAACTAGAACCTATGGTATGATGTATAGTTCTGTTTATGGTAGATCAGTAGATAGTGTTGACATGACCTTTTTAGTAGACAATACATGGTATCAGAGATATTTTTTTGAAAACTGGGTCGAAGCAATTAATTCCTTCGAGACAAATAACGTTGCCTACTATAAAGAGTATGTAACCAACGTTACTATAGATCATTACTCATACGCTGAAAAAGAAGAAGGAACCCCCAAGCACGTCTACTCTATTACTCTACAAAACGCCTACCCTTCTCGGGTAGACGCGACAAACCTGGACTGGGGTAAGACTGATGACATTTTAGAACAAACCGTCTTATTAACTTACGAAAACTTAATTGTTAAGAGACCAACCGACAACGAACAAGCATTACAAATTAACTGGACACATTTAGACAAGGAACCAATGATATAGGAATAATATGCCATTACCAACATTATCTACACCAACATACGAATTAACGATACCTTCCACGGGTAAGAAGATTACTTTTAGACCGTATACAGTAAAGGAACAATCCATCCTCCTGATGTCTTCTGAAGCGTCTGATATTCAGGATATTATCCACGCGACAAAAGAAATAGTTTCTTCGTGTATCGTAACACCAGGAATAGACGTAGATAAACTTACGTCGTTTGATATAGAATACTTCTTTATTAATCTAAGAGCTAAGTCGGTTGGCGAAAAGGTAGAACTCAGTTATAAATGTAACAATATAATTGACGGGATTAAGTGTGGTGCTATCAATGTTTCAGAAGCTCAGCTAGATAAAGTAAAGGTAATCTGGCCTGAAGGTTCGAACAACGAAATCAAACTAACTGACAACCTTGGCATCAAACTCAAATATCCGAATCTCAGCACTGCAGAAGATTTGTTTAAGGGCAAAGGAACGACGTCGGAATACACTGCTGTTATTGACATGGTTACAAACGACACCGAATATGTTTTTGACTCGGAAAAGATCTATGATGACTTTACACGAGAGGAACTAAGAGAATTTGTTCTTACTCTTTCAATTACCAGCATGGATAAGTTAATTAAATTCTATTCTAATATTCCCTACATCTCAGAAACGATTCCTTATGTCTGCAAGAAGTGTGGATACAAAGAAGATTTAGTTCTAAAGGGAATGCAGGATTTTTTCGCATAGCGGTCAGCAACGAAACGCTGACCAATTATTATCTATCTAATTTCGCTATGATGCAATATCATGGATACTCTCTGACTGAATTAGAAAATATGCTTCCATGGGAAAGGGAAATTTACATATCTCTATTGAATAAGTTTGTAGAAGAAGAAAACGAAAGAAGAAAGAGAAATGGCTAAAAAGAAAAATAAACAAAACCAAAAGCAAGGTCAAGAACAGCAGCAGAAACAAAATAACGAGCTGGCTGCTGAGATTCGCCAACTCAATTCTTCTAACGAAAAACTGGCAGAGCAAATCAAAATATTCGGAAAGTCAAAGTCATCAAAGGAAAAACCGTTCTTACAAAGAAAGAGTTTAGAGCTAACTAAGATCATAAACGGCACAAAGGAATCAAATGAATTAATTGAACTTCTTATTTCCAAGGCCGAACTGTTAGACAATAATTCCAAAAAAACACTTAAAGCTATTCTGGATTCGAAAAAGATAGACGCAGATTCACTAGAGGCATTGCGCGGCCTGGGCGCAATGGTACTTAAAGCAGAAAAAAACGCACAAGAACAAAAGAAACTGAGAGAAGCCAACGAATCAGTTTTGGAAGAGTTGCGTGATATTTCTAGTGGTAACAAAAAAACCAACCAGTTGCTTGAAACCAGTAATAATTTCCTCGAAAAATTAAAAGGAAATTTAAAGTTTCTTGCGGACACAGACAGGAATTTGTTAAAGAACTTACTCGAGAAGACTGATAAAACTTCTGACGACATAGATAAGATCGTTGAACTTTCTACAAAAGCTGAACAGTTAAATGTTAAGCAGCTTGATGAAAAGAAAAGTAAAGAAGAACTTAAAGTTGCCGAAGACGATTTACTGAGCGACCTCTACAAAAATAATGTGCTCGCTGGTCTTCTTGGCAGCGTTGTTATAGGCGCAAAACGCAAGTACTCAGAAAAAAAAGAACAAAACGAAATAGAAGAAGAAAATAAGCGATCTCTAGCAGCTAGTTTTGAAAAGATAAAGTCTCCCACACCAGAGCCTACACCAGAAGTAAACGTTGAAGCAAAGGCACCAGAATCGCCTGAAGTAACAACCGAGTCTAAAACTCCCGATAAAGTAACTACTGAACCTACTGTTGAAAACGAACCTGAAACTTTTCCTCAACCAGTGGCAGCGACAGGTTTCGCAGGAGCAGAAGCAGAACCTACGCCTGGTGTTAACCTTATCGTCGGTGAACTCAAAACTATCGACGAGCACTTACTTAAAATTTATGACACTCTAACAAAGGCATTTAAAGAGAGTAAAGAGTTACAAGAAACCAGGGAAAGAAAAGAACAAGAGCGTGCTTCTGAGTTAAAAGAAAGCATGCTAGAAAAACTAAACGCAACACCAGAAGCTTCTACAACACCAATAGCTATACCAGAAGAAGGGAAAAATAAACTAGAAGAAGATGATAAAGAAGGAGGAGGAACCTCTTTACTCGACATGTTGGATTTCTCAGGTTCTCGGCGGGGAAGGCGGAGAAAAAAACCAGGTCGCGCGACCGGTCGTTTGAGCGGAAGTGGAAAATTAGGCAGATTTTTAGGTATCGGTGGTGCACTAGGTGCTGAAACGGCTGGTAAGGCAGCAGAAACTGCAGCGCCTGCAGTATCCAAGATTGCTGAAACGGCTGGTAAGGCAGCAGAAACTGCAGCGCCTGCAGCATCCAAGATTGCTGAAACGGCTGGTAAGGCAGCAGAAACTGCAGCGCCTGCAGCATCCAAAGCGTCCAAGTTTTTGTCTAAGATTGGTGGAAAGGCTTTGGTCAAGAAGATTCCGTTTATTGGTCTGGCGGCTGGTCTTGGATTCGCAGCTAATAGAGCTATGAAAGGCGACTACTTAGGTGCTGCCATGGAAGCAGGATCTGGTATTTTGGGAACTGTTCCAGGTATTGGAACTGGTGCTTCACTTGCTGTAGATGCAGCATTAGCCGCTAAAGATTTGAAAGATATGAATAAGCCTTCTGACGGAGGAGAAGAAAAAGAAGAAAAAAAGGAAAAGTTGGCTAAAGAATTTGCTGATAAGATGGGAATACAGTATGAATCAGTTAAGTTTGTAGGAAACATTCCTATAGAAATTAATGGGAAACCTGTACCTGAAAACTTGTATACTGAAGAACAAAAAAAATCCATTAAAAATGCCAGACAATTAAACAGACAATTAAATGGAACGCAGCCGGAATCAGTTAATACTCCAACTCCTGCTGCTACTGCTACAACAGGGCAAGGAACTCCTACTGCTACAACAGGGCAAGGAACTCTTACTGCTACAACAGGAACTCTTACTGCTACAACAGGAACTCTTACTGCTACACCAGGAACTCCTACCAGAGTTTACAGTAACAAAGAAGAAAACGAAGAAGAAAAAGAAAAGTTGGCCACAGAGTTTGCTGATAAGATGGGAATACAATTGGAATCGGCTAGGTTTGAAGGAAACATTCCTACAGAGATTAATGGGAAACCTGTACCTGAAAACTTGTATACTGAACAACAAAAAAATTCCATTAAAAATGTCAGAAAATTAGTTAGACGATTAAATGGAATGCAGCCGGAATCAGTTAATACTCCAACTCCTACTGCTGCACCAGATCAAGTTACTCCGCCAATTAACAACGGCGCGAACCTGGTAAATAAGTCTTCTGAAAACAACGCTGCAAATAAACAAACAGGTTCTACTGTCGTTAACAATATCAGTAACGTTACTAACAATAACAGCTCTGTTGGATCAAATAGTTCTGGAAATGGGCACAAAGGAGTTATGCCCATTCGATCAGATCTTTCTTCTTATGTCAGAGCAATACAAAACGACTTTATTTTTGTCTAGAAAAAAGATTCCAGAGAAGAAATCTGAGAAGATTCAAAGGCTTTTTTCCATTGAATGGAAAGAGCCTTTTTTTCTTGCCCAGCCCATGGTCCTGATGTTTGTGCCTTACTAGTTACTGTAACAAACTCAGGGAATAACTCCGCTAGAATTTCTTGACCACGGTTATGGTTGTTAATAGTTCTGTATTCAGCGCATCCACCTTTAGCATTTGTAGCCGAAGGCGAAACTCTGAAGTGATTGAAAATCACGTTCTTGTAACCTTTTGTAAGCAACTGTAGATTTACATAGAAGTCTTCTGGCATTAGTTCATACTGCGTGCCGAAGTCTATCTGATCCACAGGGAAATCGGCTGAGTAGAATACGTTTGTCCAAATACGCGAATTATAGTTATAAGGATTAGGAACAGGAGGAGTGTTGTTTACAGCGAATCCACCATGAACAACACCCTCCTGCATATGACGACTTACTTCTGACATAGTAAAGTCGAACTCTTCTTCCGTTGGAGAAGACCCAATCATCTTACCTTCAACATCTTTTAACTGAACAAACTTTAGATCGTCGTCCATAACAAAGATGTTCTTGTTCTTCCAGTTATTAGCGATATGCTTTCTAGTCCAAGCAATACCTTTAGTACCAGAAGGCAATCGCCAAACAGAACAAGAGTTACCATATTTCTTATTCATATAGTCATACTCGTGTTCTTGAACAACTAATGTAGTATTTTTTTTCCACTTATGAGGAAGAGAATTTAAAGTAATCTGGTTGTCACAACGACCCAGAGTCGGGATAATAATTTCTAACATTAGATGTCTAACTCCACTCCACCAGAAGAGATGTTGAGTTGATCAGCGTATTCATGTAAACCATTTTCCATCAGATAGTCACGCCATTCCTCTGACTTCCACATACCACTTGAAACACCATTCCAGTGTTCGTGCCAGAGAGGATGATCCTGATTTAAACGACGCGACTCTACGAAGCGATAACGGCAATCCTCGTAGGACTTTGTCTTACATTCGGCCATCTTTTCGCGCATGTAACAGACAATCGAGATACGTTCGCCTTCGCCTTCAAACTTCGTATTGCCGTGAATCTCATGAACGTTCATCATCACAAGATCACCAGGTCTCACGTTAACCGCAACACGGAACTTAGGAAATAATGTATAGCAACCATTATAAGGATTACCGTCAGACAAGACAGCAAGATTGCCGAAGCCAGTAGGTAAATCACCAGCGTCTCGATGTGCCGCCGTTCTATATGATTTGTTAACGGTGATTGTAGTGTAGACCGAATTTCCAATTTTAAACGATCTATCCAACTTAGAAACTTCTTTATTCTGATTTTCCCATCGACCTGGAACTAACTCCTTAAACTTTTCTGAGATCTTCTCAATAAAAGGAACAGCAGCAGCGAACTTATCGCCTTGATGAGAAGTGTAAGCTGTGGTTCGGCAATAAGGAATACGAGGATAACGATCAAAGTATCCTGCGATGCCACTGTATACTGGATTAGCATAAGAGGTATCTGAGATACAATCATTGATTTTTTCTACTTCCTTGATACGGTCTTTGTAGGATAGCTTCTTAGTTGCGTTTGCCCATTCAACGAAGTTAAAGTTCGCTGGCTTCTTGCCAGTTAACCACACAGAACCTCTGGCTCCAACTTCATTACTGTTACCGTATTTCAAGAACGCATCAGCTACAGGATCCTCGCCGGGAAGAGGGGTACTATCTTCTGAGAGAATATCTATTACCTTTTCCTGAAGGATAGTCACCCAGTCACGACCTGTGGACTTTTCAGTTCTCGAACCTGCCGCGATCCCACGGTTCTGTGATTCAACCGCAGCCTCTCGTAGACCAACATACGCTTCCTTCTGCATGTCTTCGGGGAAGACATTCTTACGAAACTTCAGAAGCAGATAATTTTCTAAGTTAAGAAGCTCGCTATCAAAAAATTTATTCTTTATATGATCAGGGATTGGTTTGTATACGTCGCAGTCTTCTTCAATTAGAAGATCATAGTGAGAGTCGTCAAGAAACGTACCGAGCAAGTGCTCACAATCATTCGCAGGTACAGTCTCTTTTAGAAAAATTTGCTTAGGCTTTCCCATATATTTCTATTATACCTCTTTTACGTTAAATTGTCAAGTTTTATTCTAAAGCTTTTTGATAAAGTCAATAGCTTTTTCGTAATACGCCTCGTCGTACTCAACGCCTTTTTCGCGAAGGTATTCACGTTCAGCCCAGATAAGAGTTAACGCCAACTTCCTGTTTATCCAGAGAAAGAAATTAGAAATCGTCCCAATAATAATAACCAAACCAGTTGATACCAAATACACTACACCAATACACAGTGTACAAATTAGCATGCTAAATGCATTAAATCTTTTCATACCAATCCTCTAGAATTTAAAGTTGTTGAACTTGTCCTTTAACGTAGACCGACCACCATAATCAGGCGCATCCGTATAGAAGTCCTCACTATTATTAGATGTTTCATATCCGCTTGTGGTTTCAGAAACTTGATATAATCTCATCTTAGAACGATCAATTCCAACACAGAACTTCTTGTTCGAGGATACATCGTTGTATCTGTTCTTTAGCTGCTTTACTAACAATTGAGACATCTTTTCCAACTCTTCTGTGTTGATAAGAGCAATCATAAAGTCAGCCGTTGCTGGCAAACCAAACGATTCAGACGTATCTGTTAGTTCAACGTCAGAAGAAGAAAAGCCTGTTCTATTCGTCTGGGTAGCACTGATAATTGGAACGTCAAATTCAACAGCTAGACCACGGATCTCTTCTGCAATAGATTTAATCATCGTGTAAGAGTTCACGTTTGGTGAGAACTTCATTCTAGAAGAAGAACAGATATTCAAATAGTCAATGTAGATAATATCAGGAACAAACTTCTTCTTGAGGTTCAACTCATTCAGAAGATGACGGAAGTGATTTACATTTGCAGAAGAAGTCGGATATTCCTTCACGATCAACCTACCTGTCGTGCGCTTCTTCGCGCTTGTAATTAACTTCGTGTATTGTTCCTTAGAAATAAGAGCCAGATTCTCTAGGGAGATATCCAACATATTTGCGTCAATACGTTCCGCGATCTTCTGTTCTGCCATTTCCATCGTGATGTACAAAACGTTCTTACCCTGCGTTAGATTTGTTGTAGCGAAGTGACACATGGAAAGAGATTTTCCACTTCCCGTTCCCGCCAAGATAATGTTGAGCGTCTTGCGTGGCAGACCACCCTTTGTGATCTGATTTAATTGTTCGATATCAAACGGAATACGTTCTTCTTTACGATGATAGAAGTCATATCGCGCTTCATAGTCTTCCATGAAATCGTGACCAACGGTAGGATCAAAAGAGATTGCGAGAGCTTCTTTCAATAGCTCAGGGATAACACCTTTATCTTTTTTCTCTTTTTTGTCAGAAATAATATGAATAGACTCAAGTACAGCATTATGGATAGCCTGTTCCTTACAGAACTCTTCAGTTTTATCCATTAACCAGTTAAAATTGTTTTCTTCTCCGTCAACATAATCATCAAGAGAAGTTAGAGCAGAATCTGACTCCTCTTCTTTTAGGGAAGACTCAGAAAGAATAACGCGCAACGCTTCAATGGTAGGTTGTTCGTTGTAATTATTAACGAATCCATTGATAGCTTTAAAGATCGTTTTTTGAGTAAAATCTGTGAAATACTCAGGTTTTAGATATGGTAATACAGCACGGCAATAATTTTCGTTAACTAGTAACGACTTCAGAATCAGAGATTCTATTTTCATCAGGAAAACCCTCGTTTAAAAGAACACAACTAAGTGCATTAGTAATAATACGACCAACAGTTTTACGGATAAAGGTTTCAATTGTTTTAACGTTTGGAATCTTCTCATATGGATTATACACTACATCATAGTTAAAAGTCAAGTTGTTTGAATTTTCAGCTAGTTCAAACTTAGAAATCTCGACGATAATTCCTTTATGTCTTCCTTCTTCAAGGCGAAGGAGAAGAGCGATGACATCGTTTCCCTTCTGCTTGTTCTCTACTAAAAAGTAGGAGCACTTTAGGTCAGGCATCGTCACGAAATTATAGCTATCTGATTTCTTCTTTGTCATTATTCTTCTTCCTCTTCTGCTTGCCAGAGTCTGGTATTCAGTGAATATTTATCAATAACCCATTGCTTGAACTCATCAGACGCGAGAAGAACTTCTGCGTGCTCACCAAAGTTATCAGCACGGAACTTGTTCTCCCCGAACTGATACCATCCCTTAGTTGGGTTAGTTACAAACCCAGATTCCAATGCCATATCAAGCAGACCTGAATACTTAGAGATGCCATCTTCCAACGAGAACTCAACAGGGATCTTGGACTTTTCTTTTACGAACCGTGACTTCTCTACGTTGATAATGAAGTTAAATCCAACAACTTCCTTGCCGTCTTTATCCTGCTGACGACCAATGATATAGATGTTGTCAGCTGAGTAATAGATACCTGTGTTATGAGTTACTACACCATTAGCCAGTACGTAATGTTCGACCGCTTCAACTGATAAGTCATATACCTGTTTCTTACCTATCGGGGTTATGTTTACAATTTTCATTATGCCACCTTTTTATATTTCCTGATACCGATTCTTTACCACAATAAACGCAAACTTCTCTTTTTTGTGTTATTGAAGCTGGATTTTTCCATATACTACTATTATAGCCTATTGCAACTTGTTTGTCAACTCTAATGCATTCGCCAGTTTCTATATTCTTCAACATGATAAAACCAGGGCGACTAATTTTAGCACGATGCTCAATGCTTTTTGGTTTTTTAGCGACTCGTTCGACCCATAATTTAATTTGATCTGCGCTCCGTTTTTCTCCTAAATTAGCTTCTCCGATTTTTCTTTTAGTTTCTTCTGTATGTTTTCGACCAAAAAAACGATTATTACTACCGCCCATGGTTTCTTTCATGGCTTCTGAGTGTGCTATTCTAGCCTTTTCATATTGTTTCGAAGTAAAGAACCTTTCTTGATTCGCATCACGCCTCAACATACTAAACCAAGCGTGCGCCAATTTAGTAGTCTTATAATGTTTAAATAACAATTCATGCGCCAAATAATGTTCTCTGGCTGTTAAACGTACAAGGTTATCCATAGAATCATCTCCGCCCATACACTTTGGTATTATATGATGATTCTCTGTATAACCTTGTACTTCTCTATTTTTTTGCGTTGAATATCAATTCTTCGTATATTCTCTTATAGTTCATATTCTGCTCCTTATTTTATCTACAGTATAATAGATATATAAAAAACAGATTTTTGACTATACTATACTACAGAAGCTTCTTGACCTATCAAGAGATCTTTGGCCTCCACCCAAACTCCATCAATCAAAAATTTATGACGTTCGGAACACACTACCTTGTAACCGTCTTCGAACTCGATCTCGAAACACTCAGGTTCTCCTTCTTCTAATGTAGTGGGGTCCCAGACATGTGTGACAAGATTAGATCCACCAACAGTAATTACACGATCACCGACTTTAAATTCTTCTACTGCCTTCAATCCTTCTGGCGTTTGTATCATCGTACCAGCGACAACACATCCACCAGAAACAACATCTTTTGGGAACAAACCCATTTCCTTGTAGGTGTGATTAATAACAATCATAGGAATGTTCTTCATCTTGATATGAGGAGTCACGATACGGAAAAGAGACTTCATCTCCTTTGCGCGAGTCATATCGGCAGCGGAGTTCTCTTCTAAGGCGTTTTGTGCTTCTTTCTTTGAAGCAAGATTACCAACTGAGTCAATAACGATAATAACCTTTTCCTTCTCGGACAGGTCGTTTAACTGCTTTGCGATATCAAACTTTAACTCTTCAATATTGGTAATCGGTGTATGAGCTACGCGCGAGGTATCAATCCCGAAATTATCAAAATACTGCTGCGGTGCACCGAACTCATTGTCATAGAAAAGCATCACAGAGTCTGGGTATTTTTCCATAAATGCCTTTCCCAAGAGAAGGGCAAAGGCTGTTTTAAAGTGCTTTGAAGGTCCAGCGAATACTGTAATTCCTGGTACAAATCCACCATCAAGTTTTCCTGAAACTGCTACGTTTATCGCAGGAATCGGAGTAGAAACTTCTTCCTGCTTAGTGAATACCTTTGACTCACCGAGAGTAGAAGTAGTCTTGATTGTTGAATTCTTTAAAATTTTATCTAAAAGTGACATGGATCCTCTTACTATATTATAACTCGTTTAGTGCGCAAATCAAACTAAAATTACTAACATGACTAAAATGATTTCCTACTTGCAATTCATTGAATTTTTCGATAAACTTATTCACTATTTCTTGCTCTTCTTCTTCTGTTTTTAATTTTGTCAATTTCTCTATGATGGACTCGCCATAGGGCGAAGCATTTAAATCCTTCTGAAATTGTTCTAGATTACTAGAAGTAAAGTATGGTTTGTTGTTGATGTAATCATACATGTATTGTGGGTTGTTTGTCATTGGCGCATTTAAGTGACAACCAGAACAAAGAAGAACTAAATTGTCAACACTACAATCACCTTCTACGGAAGAAGCTATGATATGCGCTCTTTCTAACTTGGTGTTGCTCCATATCTTTTCCATCCATGATTCAAATTTAGGATCATCTTCATGCCAACCAGAGAACTCTTTTTTGTTCTTCTGTTCCCATTCTTCAATTACTTTTCTTTCCCATCTAGGGTTATAGAAGCCGCAAGCAAAGCATTGCGGCTCTCCTAGATCGGTTGTTGACTTTATGTATATTGGGTTGTTGTTCTTTTTTAGATTGAACCAATATTTGGCGATCTTATATCGAGACGGTAATACTTCTGTTTCTTTCAATTGAATAGTTCCTTGTATTAAACGAAAAAAGAGTCAAGCGTTGATATCTTTTTATGGTTCCAACCTATAACTCCCAAAATCAATGTTAGAGGATCTAGAAATGTTTTCTCAAATTGCTTCTCGTAATCAATTGATTCGTTTAACATAAACTCTTTAGGCAAATTAGAAGAAAACGAAATAATGTCTTCTTGAATAACATTAGGCTTCTTAAGGTAAATAAATTTAATCTTCTCGCCTTCGTTAATGGTAGAGTATGTATTGGTCAGATCAAGCTTATTAAGAAGATGGTTGTAAATTAGGGATCCTCGAACATGGATTGGTGTTGCCTTCTTGTAAATGTTAGTTCTGTCGCGATAGTTCGCTAACCCATTAACAGTTCTTGGAAAAGAAATTTCTTCTGGTTTCATTTTAAAGAAAGATTGTTTAAAGGCAGACACGAACTGAATCAAATCGTCTTCTTCTTTTGTCATAATAATCTTTAGCGCGTCTTTGATCTTAGAACGACAAGACCCAGGTGTAGAAGAACGCACTGCTTCAATACCCATGATCTTTAACTTTGGTTCAGAATAACGAACACCTTCTGAGTCATGAACGTGAAGAATGTAACGCTTTTTTGCAGTCCAGATACCACGATCCGCGATTGATTCTCTTTTCATCGACATCTTGTTATCAAACGCATTCATATACTCAGCAAGCTCAGCATATGACTTGTCAATGTAAGGACCGATTTGATCTTCGCAGATCTTATCGATCAGGTTAATTGTTTGTTCCTTATTTTTGTTTTTAACAAATTTAGTGACGATCGGATCGAAGTCAATATAGACTGAATCTGTATCAACAGCAATAATGTAATCGCGATTACTGCCAAGCAACTTATTGAAATACTCATTTAACTTCCTCTCAATCCAGCGAATTGACAACTGTCCTGAAACAGTGATCGCTTCTGCCAACCTTGAATCGAAAAACCTGAAGTATTGATTACCCATAGCACCATACGCAGAGTTTAAAGCAATCTTTTTCGCCATCTGCAGATTTTTGTATTTTGAAATCTCGTTTGTGTATTTCTTTAGTTCAACTGCGTTTAGCTCGTGTTTCTTAGCTTCTAATTCTTTTTCAACAAAGAGTTGCTTCTTTTTATATTCCTTACGTTGATCGAACATCCATGCCATCAACTCAGGTAAAAATCCTCTCGCAGTACGATCAAACATATGACCGTTTGCTGTAACACAAACGTTTTGATTTTTAGCCCAAGAAGTATCTAGCTTCTTCTCAACTAGTTTGTTGATATCCAAGTTTTTAAAACTATTTTCTACTAAACACTCAGGCGAGATATTGTACTGCTGAATTAACATCGGATATAGAGATGTTAAATCAAATGACACGACCCAGTTATGGAAACCTACCATCGGGTCTTTAACGAACGCACCTTCAATCGAAGTCTTTTTTGACTCTTTGCGAGAAGGAATAACATAACCCTTCTTGAGTAGATGGTTGTAGATGATAACGTCCCACATACGAACCTGACCGAACACGTCATCAAAGTTTACCTTGGCGTCATAAGCCATGGTGATCGCAAGCTCGATCAACTTCATCTTATCTTCTAACGCTTCTACAAGAGTAATGTCATGAGCGTTGTAATCAATAAACTTTTCCCAGTCATTCTTGTAAAGAAGATGAAGCGAACCGTATTCAGAATAATCAATCTTCTTTACACCAAGCTCAACCGAAGCAATGTGATCTAGCTTGTAGCTCTCTTGATTTGTGTAGGTGAATTTCTTGTACAGGTCAATGTAATCAAGAACTGAGATGCCGAAGATTTCATAAGTAGATTGTGTTCTTCCCATGATCTCAATTTCGCGTGGTTTTAGAATACGCCAAGGTGAAAGATAAGAAGCCTTTGTGTCACCGAACAGTTTCGTGATGCGGTTCGTGAGGTAAGGGATATCGAAGAACTTAACGTTCCAGCCTGTAATAATATCTGGGCAGTTGTCGCGCCATACTTTCATGAACTTCTCTAGTAACTCATGTTCCGAAGAACACTTTACGTAATCAAAGTTTCCTGTGTTCATACGATTATATTCACCGCATCCAAATACAATCTGTTTAGATTGGTTCGTGAACTTAATCGCGATGGCGTTGACTACTTCAGAAGCGGATGCGATATCAGGAAAGCCGTTCTCACACTCCGTCTCGATATCAAGATATGCGATCACGATATTAGAGAGATCCCAATGAATATCAGACGGATAGTTCTGCGAAATGTATTGGTAAGGAGGTTGGATGTCGCCGTAGACCGAGAAGTTATCAACGCCTTTGTTTGACTCGATAAACTCTTTTGTTTCTTTGATCGAACCTGCGTCGAACTGTTCTACGGGATAACCAGATAGATTTTTAAATTTAGTATTGGAAGTCTTAGATTTGGCAGGAACCCAGATGGGAGGATGGAAGTCAGTTACTTCTTCATTGAACCGACTTCCATTTTCTACTTTACGAACGAATAGCTTGTTACCCCAAGCCTGTACATTGGTATAATGGTTCACTATTATATTATAGTATGAAGTTGATTGTTAAGCTAGAATTATTTCTTCTGAATATTGATTTACTTTGGCCAACAATTCAGCACCATAACCTGTGTTTAGATTTAAACCTCTGCCACCAATTATTTGTGTAACTGCTTTGTTCGCTGACTTTTGATCTGTAAATGTAAGATTGTTCTTTAGGCCGTACTTGACAAAATTTACAGAAACCATAGCAGACAAAGAAGGATTGTTTACGAGCCAGTCTGGGTTCTCAACGATATCAAACCCAGATAGGTCACCAAAGTATTTGTAATTGTTCTTTCCTGTTAGCTGAATATATCCGCGACCACGATACTTCCAACCATCACCAGGTTCGGTGTTGCCCATGGACTTACCAATAGAATTACCAGAACCATAGATCAACTCAGCGAATACTTCTGGATTTGCCTTTGCTGCGTTTAATTCTTCATCTGTTAGACTAGCTACTCTTGAACCAAAGATAGAACGAATCCTTGGGTTGCCAGTCTTTGAGTAATTGAGGTTTTCTTCTTTTGGAACCAGACCGCATTCTTTCTTCATGTTGGCAATGATTGCCTTTTGAAGAAACTTATCAGTTATTCCACAAGCAACAAATGCGTCCAGGATGGGTTGTAATTTGTTATCCATATCTATGTCCAGAGAGATCCTCTGATTTTGATTAAAGCTATCAGATTCTTCTCGTCTTCCTTTTCGTATTGTTGGTCGATCTCATGACAATGATCCAGAGTTTCTCTTAACTCATTTAAAATAGAACTTTGTTCTGCGTCTTCTACTTTCTGAGTATCTAAAAAATAATCAGTTCGGAGAGTTTTCATATCGACTCGTTTTGATAATTCGTAATATTTTTCATACGCATCTTTTCTGCTAGGACGAGTTACAGTCCACCAGTGATACAGATCCTTAATGAGTTTGCATTCTTTAGCTTTTGATCTAGAGTAGTGGTCATCATTCTTGTCTAGTTTAAAATCCAAATAACGCAATCCAAGATCAGCAGAACGAACTCCGAACTTTTTCTGCCACCATGTCAACTTTTCATATTCATCTTGGACGCAACAAGTATGAAGGTGAGCAAGTTCAACTTCCACATAATCTACAAGCAGCGAGAAATTTGCATGTAGCATTCTCATATCAATGTCATAATAACCTGGTTTGAGTTTGGTATCTACAATGTGATACTTATCGGTGAAACGATATCGGAAGAAGTATTTGATATTCCTGTACGCGTCTTTGATATCATACAGCACTTCTTCAATTTTGTCTTTGATCATAATTTGTCCTTTTTAAAAATTCGAGGGAGGAAGAACCTCCCTCGATTCACATATGATTATTTAGAAGTGATTTGGAACTTCTTTGGCCTTTTGTTTTCAGGAAGCACTAGTTGTAACTTAACTTCTAGCATTCCGTTCTTAAAGGTCACTTCCTTTACCTCGACGTACTCGTGAAGAGTAAACGCTTTAGTGAAGGAACGTTCGGCAATACCCTTATGAGCATAACTAAAACCTTCAGGTAAATCCTTGGATTCTACATTACCAGTGATGATCAATTTGCTATCCTTTACGGTAACATCTAATTCATCAGGTGAGAAACCAGCTACTGCTAAAGAAAGAACGAATTCTGAATTGTCACTGTTCTTTAATAGATTGTAAGGAGGAAAGGTGCCAGAAGTCTTGGCTTGCTCATTCCAATAAGCAGCCAGTTGGTTTGAATAAATCGGGAAGTAATTCCAGATGTTTGTATCCCAATCCGTTGAACTTCCACCTGAGAGGTATGTTCCAGTCGTATTACCAACAGCGGTATTCGAACCAGAAGTAAGTGTGTATGTCTTTGTTGCAGTCATTTTATTTTCTCCATTTAAGCGAGATTTAAGTAGAAGACCCCGAAGGCATCTTCACCTATATTTATTATATAACTATTCGTGTCTTTTCACAAATTTATTGAAATTTTTCACTAAATTAATTTTTCCACTCATATGTTCTATAACAAAAGAACCTGTCTCGCACATATCCCCTGTGTTGATATACAGGATATCATCTATTGTCTTGTATTCTGGTATGTGAATATGACCTGCGGAAACAGTTGCAAAACCCTTTTTCTTTGCATAATCTACAACGAAACTATCGAACTTTGATAGTATTCCAATTTTTTTCTTGGTCTGTTCTTTTAGATACTTAGATAACGACCAATAATCAAGTCCGAACATTTTTCTTAATTTATTGTAGTAGTGATTGACGTAAACTAAACCGTCATATAAAACAGATCCTATTCTAGCCAACCATTTATGAGATCTGATAACGAAGTCGAATATGTCTCCGTGAACAAAAAGTATCTCGCCGTGTGAGATAGATTTATAGGTGTATCGATCTGTTATTGTTATTGTACTTCCGAAATGAAGTGGAGCGTATTCTCTTAATACTTCGTCGTGGTTTCCAATGGTGATTATTATTTTCACACCTTGTTTCGCCTTTTTAAACAAGGCCCTAATAACTTCGGTGTGCTTGTCGGACCAATTACTTGAAATAGACAATTGCCAAAAGTCGATTACATCTCCGTTTAGTATGATGTAATCCATATCGAAATGTTTTAAGACGTTTATTATCAAATCTGCGTTACAGGCTTTTGCTCCTAAATGCAGGTCGGACATCCATAGGGATTTGATTCTCAAGGTTCCATTCCGTTTCAAAATAAATTAAAGAGGGACTCCGAAGAGTCCCTCTGTTTTAAATTAGGTATCAGGGAAAGCAGCGTCGTCAGCAGCATCATTGGTAATGTTCTTGAACGCTACCAAGGTTTCGTTTAACTGACGTCCGAAGCGACCACCCATCAAAGGCGAACCTGTAGCAGTTACACCTTGGAGAAACACACCGAAACCAGGTGCACCGTCAGATGTAATAGCAACTAGAGCAGCAGTTGCGCCAGTTTGTGCACCAATAGCAGTTGTAAACAACTGAATACCAGTTGCGCCAGTGGATCTTACGAAGTAAGTTGTTCCTACTGTTAGACCAGTCACACCAGTTGCGCCAGAAGCGCCACCATAAACTACTGGATCGCCGTTCTGTAGAAAGGTTGGTGTCGAGAATGTGATTGTCTTAGAAGTAGTGTTAACATTAGTAGAATTGTTATAAACAAGATTTGCAGGAGCAGTAAATGAAACTGATACTGGATTTACCAGACCAGTTGCACCACCAACCCAATCTGCTGGGCTTGTTGTATACAATCCGTTGCTGCTAAAGGTTACGCTTGATACTGAGTTGTTGTTAGACAATACAGCTGTACCAGAAGCTGCTAGAACACCTGTTGCGCCTCTTGTTGTAGAGAAAGAAACAGTTGGAGCAACTCCGCGATAACCAGAACCACTATTTGTGATTGCAACAGAATCAATTCCGCCATAACCATTGATGTTTCTTACCCAACCAGCGTGTTGTGGGTGATTGTTGTAGGTTCTAGATACTTGTTGTTCTGTTGGTGAGAAAGTGCCAGTCGCTCCAGTTGAAACACCGTAAACGTCTTTACGACCAGTGATTGAAGATGGATCTGTGATAAACTTTACGTGCTTTGGTTTCTGCTGAACGAAAACAGTAGCACCTGTTGCACCAGTAATTGTGCCGCCGAATTCTGCGAGGCGAACAGTTACTTGTGTTGCTGAGTCAACTGACTTGATTACATATTCTTGACCAGCGTAATTAATTGAGTCTCCAGCCAGAGTTGCCTTTGTGAAAAAGCTATCCGTGCCAGTTTGACGGGTGATTACTCCGCCTGTGGTGATATCGTATTTACTTGCAAAAGTTACAATATCTTTATTACCGTGAGTAGGCATTTAATTCTCCTTGAGTATTAGCAATTCTCAAATACATCATTCAGGACCATAATACTATTTAGGGAATTTAAGACGTCGCCAAAGGTGTCACGAGCCTATCTAACCAATTAAACCTCTTGTATCCATAAGAACCAAGGCAAAGTTTGCAATCTTCTTTTAGCGTGGGAGGCCAATATTCTTCTGGTACATTTTCAATACCAGTTTTCCACGCTTGTTTTTCACTATGGTTATCTCTACCTTTATCCCTCCACTCAACGACATGTCCGTATTCGTGAATAAGAAGAGAGGTCAACATATTATAATTTTTTTCTTTTGAATCTTTGTACAAAATAATATATCCATCAGAACCAGCTTGACCATTGATGATTCTGTCTTCTACGGGAGTCTTGGCGAACTCGTAATAAGTTGAATCAACTTCTACGGTGATATCGTCTTCTATTACCCATTTCTTAAAAGATTCAAACCGCTGCTTTTCTGTCATGTATCACTTCCCTGTTAAACCGAAGCCGCCGATATAATCAGTCTTTGTTGTTGGTTTATCACTAACTACTTTTTGCATCATAAACTTTTACGGGAGTGTATTCGGTAAGATGTACGCATAAATCAAAACAAGCTGAATTAGAAGTTGCGAAAAAAGGATCGCGCACTTCTAAATTCAGCTTGTAATATTTCAAATTTATCATCAAGTAATAACCTTCTCTTATATAACTATTCTACCTTAGAATTATCCTCAAGTAAAGAAATAGTTTTTTCTGTTTTAATATCTATTTGATTAGGATTAGAGGCTATCCTTCCTTTTAATACACCAACTAATGCACCGAGTACAAAGTACAGCTGCTCAGTGGCACCATCAAATTTCAATAAAACAAAAATTCCAAGAACAAGAATCAAAAACAACAAAACAATAATATTGCCACCTTCACTCGCTATACTTCTAACGAAGATCTCCCACTTACTATTGCAAAATGTTTTTAAGTTTTGTTCCACGGATTATCTACTTTTCTTTAAATTTAGCGTAAGCCAATTCGACAGCTAGGTTTAAAATGTATTCGGCAACAGGGTTAATATTTTCTACTTGAATAAGAACAACCTTTGCTAGATCGCGCAGAAGAATTGCTCGATCTGCTCCTGTTTTGAAGTAATTTTCCACACCGTATTGTTTGTATACTGCTAGAATCTGATCATCTGTCTTGTTAGGCGTGAGTTCTGCAATGCGCTTAACAATAGGATATGCCTTCTCCACAAGAGGACCGACCTTATCTAGAATAGATAGAACGGAACCGATCTTCTTGCTTGTATAAGAACTAAATAACTTCTTGAAAAAATCGATTATTTTCATGATGTCTCCTTAAGGTTTTGAAGCGGTCACGTATAATAAGGCACCGCTCAGGCCATAGGTAATGAACTTGTCATACCATCTCGGTTTAGTAATTCTCCTAATGTGATCAGAAGTCTCAGCGACATTTTTGGTCACAATAGGAAGGTTAGTTGCAACGGCAGAAGAAACTTTTGTTGAATCTTCTACCAACTTCGGTACAGAATTATTTATTATTCTGAAAGTTTTGGAACCATCTCTGACAACGTTTCTTGTGTCGATCAATAAATCAGTTGTCATATTTTGCCAGCACAATTCGTTTATCTCGCAATTAGTTTGTTCTTCTAATCTAGAAGCGATTAACCTTATCTCCTTTGGTAAGGTAGAATATTCTTCCGCGAGGTTCTTGACTGTATTATTAGTGACAGTTAACTGAGAATTTAAGTCCTTGCGCGCGAGACGAACTTCTGCGAAAAGGTTATCTTCTATAGAGTCTAAGCGATTAAACGTTTTTGCTTCTACGGAAGATAACCTGTTTTCTATTTTGTTTGTTGTTCTATCAAGAAAAGAAAAGGTATCTTTTCGGATAGAAGTTACTTCTTGGAGGGTTTCGTTTTTTGTTTCCTTGGCGATTAAAACTAATTCTTGACTGGTATGTTTAACAGTTAAAGAAATGTCATAAATAATCCAAACAAAAGCACAGAGGCATATTACCTTTACGCCTTCTAATATTTTAGTGTACATATGAGTTCTTCTAGTTGGTTGATCTTATAGGTATTTATAATGTTGCCTTCTTTAAAATGATATACAATCGGTGTAATTCTGATATTGTAGTTAGCCGCCAAATCTCGATTTGTCTCAATATCAAGAGTAAAGACTCTGGGATGGAAAGAAAGTTTGGCGAGAACTGGTGCTAATTTCGCAGAGTTGGAGGAAGAAAAAACAACCAGCGATTCTCCTGAAGAAGTCTCGCTGGTGAAATTTTCAGAATTTAGAACCATACTGTTCTCGTTTAAATTCGCTTTCTTTTAGATTTAAGGAATCTGCCAAGGTCCATCACCGACACGGCACTTTTGAATCTTGGCGTCAACTTCTTTTCCTTCGACCTTAACCTTTACTGGAAATTCTTTGCATTCGATATTTTGATAAACCGATGCATCTTGTTGATAAACTGGTGCATCTTGTTTCTTCGGTGCAGTTTTAGAACCGATAATATAACCAGCCAAACCAGCGCCAATGCCAATAGCAGTAGTAGCTGCTCCTGAGATCCCAGGCAAGTTGTTGTAATAACGATAATTTAGGTTCCGATAATAGTTTCTATAGAAATTATTATAATAATAATTTCTGTAATATAAATGTTCAGAACCAGAAGGCCAATAAGTTTGACCAAAAGAAATAGCAGAAAAAATCAAGAATACAACAATTAGTTTAAACATTATATTTCTCCTTTAAGGTACTCTTAGTTGTTTCGTCAAATTTATTTAGTTCTTTGAAAAACTTTATATTTTCAACAACAAAAGAACGCCATTGACACTTCTCAAGATCATAAACGGAAATGCTTTTATCTGATCTTTGTTTATAAGTCTTACTTACAGTTGGATCTTCTTCTGTGTTCTGAGGAATCAACTGGTTATGTAAGGTACACACCATGTGTCTTACTGTTCCATCTTTCTTCTGAAAGATTGCATAACACGGACCCTTCATTAAAGAAAGAACAATATGATTTCTAAATTCAACAGGGCCATTAAATTTTTGCATATCACTTCACGGGATGATTTAAGTTTAAGAGCAACGTAATATAATGCGCTGCCTTTAACAGATCTTTCTCGTTCTGACCTTCCTTTTTACCATATCGAAGTAAATACTTCGCTGCATTACCAACATAAAACGATTCAGCATGGCCTGATGCAATTAAGAGATCTTGAACCTGCACAGGTTTGCCGTCTACAGTCGAGACATAATGTTGACCATAGGTTGTCTCAATATACTTCTTGATTTTTTCTAACTGTTTATCTTCATTATAAGAAAACATATTACCTCAAAAAGGTGGCCCAAGAGCACTTGGGTGCTCTCGGGCTTCATGGTATGAACAAAGTTAAGCTTCTAGTGAATAGAAAGCGACTGGCTTACTAGAAGTACGAGTTGCCTTCATAGTGGTACGAATATCAAGACCTTCTTCACGGAGGTCATAGATACGAGCACGAAGATTCCGTACGCCGAAGCGGGAACGCGCCTGCGCAGCAGTAAGCGAACCTCCCCTTTCTAGAACAGAAGTAATCTTTTCATTCTGCGACAGATTTGACATAATTTTTTTCTCCTATCAAATTAAACTACTCATAGTAGCTTATCAACTACTACTTTATTAGTATACCGTACTAACGCCCAAAGTCAAAGAATTTTTTTTGACTTTTTTTTAGTATTCCTCGCGCGCAGCGTGAAGAACACAAGAACTTTATTTCCTTTTAGAATCAGTGACTTAGCTGTAACTCATTGATTCTAAAAGGCAAGGCTTTTTATAATTTTTTTAGCCTATATATATCTTTTGTACAACACCATTTTTTACTTGTAGGTTAACACGAGACACATTATAATCAGAAGTTATAAGCGTCGGCATGTTGTTGTCTGAAGAAACGCGGAAGGGAATGCCAATATCTTTTAAATACTGACACGCTTCCTGAACAGTTTTCCCGAATAAGAAACTGTAGTCCATTTATTTTCCCTGTTAATTACTCGTCGCTCATGTTCTTGAAGTAAGCGAGTGCTTCATCTTCGTCGTCAGAAGATTCCTTCCAAGGCAAGTCTTCTTCAGAAGAAGTCGCAGCCTTTGCTGGTGGTGCTTCTTTGATCTTGAACGAAGGCGGTGCAGCTTCAGCCATTGTCTGAGAAGCCGCTGCTGGTTTATTACCAAGCACCTTATTCATACGAGTCTTTAGCTCATCGTAATTCTTGAACTTAGATGGTCCGACTTCCTCGGAAAGAGAAAACTGAGAGTTCCAAAGTTTTTCTAGCTTTGCTTCGTCACCGTCAAACAGAGCCGAAGGAGCCTCGAACATAGAAGAATCATAGTTAGGATAACCTTCAACCTTCTTGATCTTTAGACGGAAGTTAGCACCCTTCCAGTAATCAAACACATCAGTTGGCTGTTCGTCAGCAAACTCTGGCTGCAGCTTTTCCTGAATCTTCGAGAACAGTTTCTTACCATACTTGAACAGGAAAACCTTACCTTCATTCTGTGGGTTCTTTGGATCAGAAAGCACAAGAATGTTGGAGATAAAGTGCTGCTTGCGTTTACGCTTGCGTACGATCTCCTTATTGGCGTCGATACCAGTTGCCCAGAGTTCTGAGTTCATTTCAGAAACAGGATCAGGTTGACCGATAGTAGTAAGAGAATTCTCGATATACCATCCGCCTGGACCCTGGAAACCGTGAGAATAGAAAATTACCCATGGAACCTTGTCGCCGTTTGATACAGGAAGGAAACGAATCAGGGCTGTACCGTTACCAGTCTTTTCGTCTATCGGAACAGACCAATAACGTTCGTCGATATACTTAGAGCTAGAAGACTTCGTTTTTTCTAGTTCGTTAATCAAGTTGTTGATACTTGAATTGCTTTTGTTCTTTAGATCTTTAAAGTTCATTTGTTTTATTTCCTTTTCTCTTTGTCGGCTTAGGTGCCTGTTGCGAGTAAATTTCTAGTAGTTTGTCTTTGTACTTCTTTAACTCATCGTTCTTGGTATCAAGCGTTGTTTTCAAAACATCATAATCAACCACCCTTTGCTGATGGTTCTTATATAAGTTCGCCATTACCGAGTGCAATAATTCTACGCCACGATATACAGACTCAAAGATATTGTCGATGTCTTCAGGACTCAGGCTTATAGTAGTTAAGCCATCCTCTGATGGATCATCTCCCAATAGCTCATCGTCGTCTTTAAATTCATCTAGGTCATCATCTTCGTCATGATTACGATCAGCCATTAATCACCTCTTTACTTATTATAATATATTCAGCTCAAAATGTCAAGCGTTTTGGATAAAATAGTTTTAAGCTCAGAATCTCTTGGAAAATACTTTGCCACAAACGGATAGTATTTCTTTAGAAAGAATTCTGTGTCGCTTAATAGCGGATCCATTGAAAATTTCGCCAAATGTACAGACACATCAAACACACGATCAAAACATAGATATGTTTCTTCTGAGATTACATTTCTGTGTAATAAAAGATAGATATGCGGTCTCTGTTCATCAGTTCCTTCTACTAGTTCCTTTATTGAGATTTTGTTTTTAAGACAATGATTTACAACATCAGAAATTTCTCTATCAAACGAACTTCGAAAAGATTCTAAGTAGCCCTTTCTTTTCAGGTATCGAGATTCGTTATCAGGACTAAACAAATCTCGACTAGAGAAGTTTCTGTTCTTTTTTACTTCAGTTAAGCACTTGTCTAAGAACTTGTCAGTGTTAAAAACCTTTGCCATTTTCTCGAAAAAGTACCTGTCGTTTCTTCCTTGAAATGCTGATACAGAAGTGGTTGTCTTTCCAGCAGACTTAAAGAAATCGTAGTTCTTGTTTTTAAAATGAAGTTTGATGGCAATGAAATATCGGTAATAATTAAATGATCTCTCAGAAAGGTTCATACTTAAATAGGAAGAGTAGAGATGTCGTTGTATTTTCTTTTTAACATTCTATTGACACGAGCGGATTCTTCAATCTTAGACTTAAGAGAGGAAGGAACGATCTTTCCTACTGACTCGACGTCAAGGTTGTTCTTCTCACAATAGAATACCGTGGCATCGATATAATTCATCTTATTCCGATAAACGATATCTGAGATATCTTGCACCAACTGCTCAGGGGTTATTCCAATCATCATATAAAGGTCTTTCTTTTTTATTCTACTCATTTAGTATACCTTGATTGGATGTAAAAGTAAAGAGGTTTTTTTTATCTAATCGCTTTACTTAGGAATAAAAAAAAGTTACAATAAGTATGTTCTACGAAAATAATATATTTAGTTACTTATTAGCCAATCCAGTAACTAAGTCTTCAAGAACTCCCTTAACGATAACTCTTATATTAAGTCTGGTTGATAACTCTCCTAATGAAGCAAGTCTGATCCTTCGATCTAATTCTTCCATAGCTTCATCAACAGAAGTTGGAATGCGTTTTTCAAAGTTTGAGTTGATTTTCGACATAGATGTTTTTTAGATTTACTTTCTTAATAGAGTAGTTAAATTCCTCCGACGTGTAGATTTTTAAACGCTCAAGGAAATGATTTAGAGTGTAATTCTTTTTATTCTTCCAGGTAAGATCATCTGAGATGTCATAAACAATAGACATTTCCTTTTTATCCGATAATCTTAGAACTCTTCCTATTGACTGTAGAGTGCGTACTCTCGATTTTGAAGGGTACGCAAATATAATATTGGCTAACGACTTTATATTTATGCCCGTTGAAAAGACCTGAGTTGATGCAACAATGATTGCGTTCTCGGCGTTTTCTACTTTTTTTCTGACGTCTTCTCGGATAGAAGTTTCTGTTCCGCCGTATATAAAGTAGATATCGCGGTCAGTTGATTCCTTGATCAGATCAAAGATAATCTTGCCATGGGTTTCTACTCTAGAGAAAAGGACCAGAGTGTTACCTTTTGTGGACTTCGCTAGATCAGCGATAAACATGTTCCTAAGCTTACCACCGATAATATACTGGATCTCTTCTTCGTAGTTGTTGTTTTTGTTTTTAGCCTTTTCTTCTTTTGAATAATCAATCAAAATACAGTTAATCTTGAACTGAGACAAGTGTTTGTCCTTTACCAACTGCGAAGTAGAAGCTACTTGAACAACTTTTCCAAAGAGGCCTTCAAGGATTAGCTTGTTTGTTTGTGAGCCGTCTAGAGTTCCTGTAAAACCGTATCTGTATTCAGCGTTTGACATTTTTTCCAAGAGTCCAGAGATCTCTTTTGACTTGTACAGATGGCACTCGTCGCCGATCACTGCATCAAATGGATCAAAGTATTTTGCTGGTTGATCGTATAGGGATTGCCAAGTCGAGATAACAATACGCTTGTCTTCTCTCTCCATTCCAGAGTAGATCCTCGTGCAGTTGGCAACAACATTCCATTCACCGTTTGCGTAGTCTTGGAAGTCAGCGTACAACTGCTCTACAAGAGATGTAGTGGGAACAAGAATAAGGATTTTGCCTTCGACCTTGGAAAGAAGGTTTCTAGCAATCGTATAGATGATTAGGGATTTGCCTGAGGCAGTAGGGGAAAGGAAGATCGCACGCTTGTACTTCTGAGCATTGTAGATTGCTTTGGCTTGGTACTCTCTGGGTTCGATTCTATTCCCAGAAGAATACCATTTGTTGAAGGAAAGTGGAATTGGTTTGGTGTTAAACTCTAAATCAGTTCCGAAGGTATAGTCGCGTTCCTTGGCCCACTCCTCGATAGAGTGTAGCAAACCAGAATAGACTTTATTCGTTCCTGCTTTAATAAGGCGAATCTTGCCGTCCCAGTATCTCTTCCTGAACGACGGCATAAATTTAGCCGAGGGGACATCAAATGTAAAGGAGTCAGATAATTCTTTTATGATGCCAGGATCGGCCTCGACCCTGGACCATACAGAGTTAACTCTAATTACCGAGATGTCATGCGCCTGATTCAAACCTGATTATATCTACCATGTTCTTGATTTGGTAGTTTCTTCCAGAAATTTCCTTGAGAGTGCGTTCTAGCATCTCTACAATTGTTTCCTGATAAGAAATCTTATCCATTAGGTCTTGGAGTTTTGAGTCTGCGTCAAGGTAAATGTCAACGTCTTGGCGCAATACCTTTTTGTCCCAAGGTTCCTCAACATATTTATCATCTGGTTTCTGACCCATGTAGAACTCTCTGCGGTCAGCGTACATTTGAAACGACTTCCGCTTCAACATTCTTAACTTCAGCTTCTCATCTGTATAGATGGAAAGGTACTTAGAAAACAACTGAGGAGTTCTGGATGTCTCATCAACAAGGTTAAACCTGTCAATCTTAAGATCCGCTGCAATCGCTTCTTTGATTTCCTCTAAACTCATTTAGAACCTCTTTCAAACGCTTATAATAATCTTTTCTAGACTTGATGAAAACTTTAACTTCCGCATCATATGTCATCATAAGGATAACAATTTGCGGGACTCTGATAGAAGTAATCTCTTCGAACATCAAAGAGTAGCAAGTTGCCTGAAGGAAATATGACTCAATGTGTTCTTCCTTCTTCATCTTGCGTGCTGTCTTGAAGTCGATAACAGAAGGTATACCATTGAACTCGGCGATACAATCTGTTCTTCCAGCGAGTTGTAGTACATCAGAATACAGGCAAGCTTCCTGACAGAATACGTTGTCAATACACTCGTCTATAATTGGTTCTGCTGCATTGAAGACCCATTTCTCTTGAGGTCTCGCGAAGTTTATATAGCCTTCTTTATTGTCTATATAATCTTCAATGATCTTATGGATGTTCGTTCCAAAGGTAGTGGCGTAGTTCGAGATCTTATCGGCTTCTTCTTCGCCGACTCGCTTACGCCATTGTTCAATTGAATCTTTGGAAAGAGATCCCATGACTGTAGAAACAGAAGGATAAGAGTTGCCCGTTGGCGTGACATAGTATCTATGCCCTTCCTTATAAAAAGTTTCTAGCACAGGGATCTCTAATCCCTTATGAATAAATTTCTTCACCTATTCGTCTCTAAAATTTAGATCTAACTTTCGTTTAGCTAAGATGTATTCCTTTACCAAACCGCTACGTACAATGTCTTCTACTCCGAACTCGATAATATCAAAGGATTCCATTTCCTCGATAATACGAACAAAGTCAGGTAACCCTGTTACATCATTACACTTCTTGTTAAGGTCAGTCTGTTCAATGTCACCACAAAAGATTAAAAGCGACCCAATTCCGAGTCGAGATATTACCGTATCGAGCTCAGCGAAAGTGCAGTTCTGGAATTCGTCAAGAATCACATACGTGTTATTAATCGTTGTGCCTCTTAGATAGGAAGTGGAGCAAAACTCCACAAATCCTTTGCTCTTAAGAACTTCATAAGCGTCGCCTCTGCCAAACAGTTCAGCGAATACGCCTTTGTATGGTTCTTCGTAAACAGCCATTTTTTCTTTAACCGTTCCAGGTAGAAACCCGATGTCGCGCGAAGCAACAATTGAACGGATAATCATAATCTTGTTAGGACGTTCGCCCTTTCCTTTTATGATGTCGTTAAGTGCAAGAAATAACGAGAGGAACGTTTTTCCAGTTCCTGCTGTTCCCATTAAAACCATATTCTGACCTTGTTGAAATGACTCAATAACGTCTTTCTGACATTCGTTGATTGGTTGAATATTCTTAAGAGTAAACGACGAATCAATTTTAGGTTCAACTGATTTTCTTGGTTTCGATGTCTTGCTTGCCATATGTTTTAGATATCTCTAGCGTGATTTATTTTTGTGTTGCCCATAGAATGATTGGGGTGTTTTTGTTTGATCTTGCCAAGAACGTATTTGCTGAAATCTGCTGGCGGCTTGGTGACGCCCATACGAACAGGATCGCCAATTAACGGGGCAGCAGTTTTTCTTAAAATTGTTTTGTAGTTGCAAGAAGGACAAGGCTTTTGTGTTGGTTCGTCTACCCTTGACATAGGAAGAAACAGTTCGAAGGTTGTCCCACATTTTTCATTGGAACAATAGTAATCATAACGTGGCATATAGATAACCTCTCAACGTATTTATCAACAAAAAAAGGCTGGACCGAAGCCCAGCCTGAATGGAAACAACATCTATTAAAGATTAGAAAGGAGAAGCTCGTCTTCATCAACCGACTGATCACCCTGCTGTTCTTGACTCAGAACAATAGTGTCATCAACCTTCTGATAAAGGGAACGGATAGAGGCTTTGGTTTCTTCGTCGAAGCGGGAAGTGCAATATTCAATCGCGGCCATCTTGTTCTGCTTGCCGAAGGCATAGAAGTTCAGGATGTGAATCAAACGACGAGTGGTGATGACTTCATCAATGGCGCCTTCCTTGAAGGTAGCGCGAACAACACCAGCCCATTCAACAAGCTTAGCAGCGAAGTCTTGTGTGTCTTTGTTAAGAATCGATTCGCGCTGGAGAACGTTCTCGAGGATCTTTAACTCAGCAACCTTTGTTGGGTAATCGTGTTCGATTGTGACAGCAAAACGGTCAAGGAACGCTTCGCTCAAAATGTTCGAACCGATGTAGCGACCATCGTCTGAGCCTTTGCCTTTTGTGTTGGCAGTAGCGATTACCGTGAAGCCAGGAGCAGGTTGAACAAGCTTTGAGATTTTCTTGACGAAAATCGGGTTGCCTTCCAAGATCGGCTGAAGGCACATGATCTTTGGTGAACCAAGGTTGACTTCGTCAAGCAGCAATACAGCGCCACGCTTCATCGCTTCCAACGCAGGACCGTCCTGCCAGACTGTTTCTCCGTTAACCAAACGGAATCCGCCAATCAGATCGTCTTCGTCTGTGGTCTCGGTAATGTTAGCGCGAATTAACTCGCGTCTAGCCTTCGCGCAAGCCTCGTAAACCATCTTGGTTTTACCGTTACCTGACTCGCCTGAAATAAAAATCGGGTAAAACATATCCGACTTCAAGAAATTTAAGATTAGACGGAAATCACCAAAAGGAACGAAGTCCTTGTCAACAGAAGGAATCAGAGAACGATTCGGGAACTCGATCGGCTGTTTAAGAGCCATAACCATTTCTGCGTTAGCGGAACTAGCCTGGGCGACGGGAACAGGAACAGGAGCAGCAGCTACAGACTGAGAAATGACTTCTCCCACCTTAGGAATACGATAAATTCCACGAGACAACTTGAACTCAGGAGTTGTGCAAAAAAGGGTGCGTCCCTTTGCGTTACGAGTTGCTTCGAAAACTTGGTCTACTGCAGGACGATAAACAGTTTCAGCGTCAGGGAAGGCAGCGCGGAGCGCGTCAATAAATTCAGTCAGTTTGGGGTTCATAATTTCCTTAATATATCAATTCTAAAACGGAGAAGGCGAAAAGTAAAGAACTATATTCGCCCTGTTTTCAACAGCTTGCGGTTTTAGTTCAAAACCTTTCCGTCGAGGACCAATTTTCCTTTAGTGTAATTCAGGTGGCCGTCTTCTGTCAAAATTCCCAGCGGAGTCGCGCCAGCACTCAAGCGAGCGAAGTAGTTTTCTGTGCTGTAATACTTCAGCAATACAGCCTTGAAGCGAGCCATTGTCACAGGGCCACGATATTTGAATCGCGCCACAAACTGCGTTCCGTACATCAGGTATCCGCCGTGATACGTAAACTTCGTTTTATCAAACTTCATACATATATCATAACACGGACGAACCATTAAAGTAAAGAACTATATTCCCTTTAGAATCAACGACTTGCAGCTAAGTCACTGATTCTAAAGGAGATCTTTTTTTCTCTCGCGCGCATGCATGCATATTATAAGGTGAACGAAAAAACTACATTCCCTTTAGAATGAACGAGTTGCAGGTAAACTACTGATTCTAAAGGGAATATAGTTCTTTACTTTTTTCGATGGCCGTATTATCATAGTTGTATGCTTGATGAACGCACTGAGTTGCTAGCGAAGTTAATGGCAACCGAAGATATCGACATACAGCAGCAAAACGTTCCTACTGCTTATTTCGATACAGAAAACCGCACCCTAGTCCTGCCGACCTGGAAAGATCTCAGTGAAATGGAAACTGAGATGCTTATCGGCCACGAAATCGGTCACGCTCTTTATACTCCTTCTGATGCGTGGGTCTCCGCAATTGAATCCTTCAACGGAAACAAGAATGTTTTCAAGACCGTCATGAACGTGATTGAAGACCCACGCATCGAACGCGCAGTAAAGAAAAAGTATCCTGGTATGCGCAAAGTTTTCTACTTTGGTTACGAGGAACTCTTTGAACGTGGTATTTTCACAAAAGGTTTTGATCCCAGCCAGATGACGCTGATTGACAAGATCAATTTCCACTTCAAGATTCCAGGCAAGATTCCGTTTGAAACCGACGATCAGTTTTGGCAGTTGGTGAATAAAGTTGAAAATTGCGAAACCTTCGAAGACGTCGTGGCGTTGACAAACGAGATCTACGGTCTGTGTGAAGAAGAGTTCAACAGCGACCAGCAGATGATGTCTTCACCTGAAGGCCAGATGCAAGAAGAGTCGGAAACACGCAAGAGTCAGCAAAAGGATTCTGGTGGTTCTGAAGACCAACAAAAAAAACAAAAGACTGGCAGCAACGGCAAGTCTTCTGAAGGCGAAGGATCAGAAGAAGAATCTGAGTCCGCCACTGATTCAAATAAATCAGAACCAGTCGGCGAAGCTTCACCTGAACCTTTAAAGGAAAAAGGCAAGGCAAGTTCGTTCGAGAGCAAGTACACGAACAAAGTCGAAGAAAAGATGAAAAAGTTTCTTGAATCGAAGACAGAAGCTCAAGTCAAGAACACTTACTATGAACTGCCTGAGCCGATTATTGAGAACATCTTAATCACCAACGAAGAGCTCCGCACGTACCTTAAGACACACGTGTTTGATAAATACTATGGTTGCAACAGAGTCACCGAAGTTCAAGGCGAAGAAGAACCAATGGACTTGAGTTCGATTGCTGCTTCCTACAAGAAATTCAGCAAGGATCACGCAGCTTCTATCGCTTACTACACGAAGATGTTCGATATGAAGAAGAAGGCGACTGAGTACAAAAACACACTTCAGTTCAAGACTGGCCGCCTTAATATGAACGCACTTCCTAATTACAAATTTGATGAAAACGTTTTCCTCACGACTCAGGTCCGTCAGAAAGGTAAAAATCACGGGATCGTTTTCTACCTGGATATGTCTGGTTCGATGAATAAGTACTTCCGTGAGACGCTAACTCAGTTGATGGAAGTTTTGTCGTTCTGCCGTAATTGTGGGATTCCTGCTTCTGTATACGGATTCACTGATAACCATCATGCGATTGGTTACTTGCATCAAAGAACTATCAAGAAAGGTGCCAAAGAGTTCGTTCAGTTCAAAGAAAAGCCAGAAAGTACTACCGAATATGAGTTTGCTTTGATCGAACTTTTCTCGAGCAACATGACGAACAAGCAGTTCGTTGACATGTTTGATTTGTTTCTCTCTCCGAAGTGGAAGCGGATTGATTGGTTTCCTCTCGGAGGCACTCCGCTGGTAATGGCTATCAATACCTTGGAAGCTGTTGTGAATCGCTTCCGTCGTAACACTCGCGCGGAGATTGTTAATGTTGTGTTCTTGACTGATGGTGGCGACACTCACTCTTGCGATAAGTACTCGATGAGCAACTACTATAGTTACGGTAGTAATATTACTCACTCCGTTCTTGTGGACCCCAAAACGAAGTCAAGGGTTTCGTCTTCGTATCTTGATGAGAAGTACAAGGGAACTGTTATCCAAAACAACTGTTCTCTGCTGGTTCCTGCTGCGTTCTTGAACCTGATGAAGAAGCGTTTGAAGGGTGTATCGTTTGTGAACTTCTTTATTGATCCTTACATGAGCGGCAATTACAGGGTCGAAAAGAAGGCTGTCATGGAGTTTGATGAAATGTACATTATCGGGACTGACGCCTTCAAGAAGGTGAAGGATATCGGTAAGATCCAGGTGACCGACATGGAAGATTTAAAAAATACATTTTCTTGGGTTAACAATAACAAAAAACAGAAGCGGACGATGATCAACTCATTTATTGAAAAGATAGTTAAGTAAGACTGTTTTCTTTTCTACGAAATTTAAAAGTAAGGAAAAAAAATAATGGAAACCTTTTATCAAAAAAGTGGTAGCAGATATTTTCTTCAGAACAGAGCGAACTATGTCATCGAGGAAAAACTTCCTCCCAAAGTTTTCGTTTTAAAATATGATGCTCAGGTTGCGAGATTCTTTCTAGAAGAAATTGAATCCTTTAATATTCCAGAGAAGTTATATGGCGATGTCAATAAGTTTGCTGACCGCATTCTGAACACATTTAATCAACGTCTTCAGCCGACTGGTGTATTGTTGACAGGGGAGAAGGGTTCAGGAAAAACCATTCTGGCAAAGAAAGTTTGTGTAAATGCAATGGCGGCTGGTTGTCCTGTTATCCTTATTAATGATGAGTATGATGACACTGAGTTCGTTATGTTCCTTCAAAGTATTCAACAACCCTGTGTTTTATTTTTCGACGAATTTGAAAAAGTTTTCAGGTTGTCAAGTAACGACAGGTCACAGAATACCTTACTGACTCTTTTGGATGGATTGTTCTCCTCCAAGAAACTCATCCTGATGACATCTAACGACTCTAGTAGAATCAGTCCACAAATGCTGAATCGCCCCAGTAGAATCTTCTACATGAAAAAATATAATGGACTTGATGAAAATTTTATTCGAGAATATTGTGTTGACAAACTTAAGTATAAACGTCATCTTGATGAACTAATCGCTACCACAAGCATGTATTCTGAATTTAATTTCGATATGTTACAGGGTATTGTAGAGGAAGTTAATCGTTATAACGAGTCTCCGCTTGAGTTGATTGATATTCTAAACGTCAAACCACAGAACTGTGACAACTTAGCAGAGTATAATCTCAAATTTTACAAAGATGGAAATTTTATAGATACTGGAACTGATTATTATAAATATTACATGGATCCAATTCAAATTGAGAAATATGATTTTTCTTTACCGTCAGGTAATTCTGAATACATGGTGTCATTTTCTAATAAAGATTTAATAACAGGTTCATTTAGAGGAGGTCAACTAATTTTCAAGAATTCTGAAGGATACGCTGTTGAGATTACTAAAACAAAAACTGTTAATAGTCAAGGTCTACACAAATTTGTTTAACCAACAGAGGTTTAGTTAACAATGGCGAATTTACCGTACGACGAACCAAACTGGTTTCACGAGAAAAATGTTATGACAAAAGAACAAGTCGAAAATTTCCTTGCGGTTTGTCCTCAGACAGCTAAATTTGTGGATATAATCCCTAAAAGCGAAAATACTCGTTTAAATAAATACAATCATTTCAAAGAATTTATAATTAAAGGTTGCAGTGATTAACATGTTATACCTAAAAGCTACGTGATTCTTGTTATAGTAATGATGAATATACAGTAAGCTTTTATAGAAGTCTGTTGTTCGAGGAGTACTTGTGCCATCAGTTTGGTTAATAAGTGATACACATTTCGGTCATGAGAATCTTTGTACGAAATTTAAATTACAAGACGGTTCTCCTGCGCGTCCATTTTCTTCTGGTGAAGAAATGGACGAGTTCATGGTCGATCGCTGGAACGAAACCGTGCGGCCAAACGACAAGGTGTATCACTTAGGGGATGTGGCGATTTCTAGAAATTCTTTGCGGATTTTGAGTCGATTAAACGGCGATAAGGTTCTTATCAGAGGTAATCGTGATATTTTCGAGTTATCTGATTACACTCCATACTTCCGCGATATTCGTGGCTCTCATTTAATAAATGGTTTTCTACTGACTCACATTCCTGTACATGAAGCCAATCTATATCACTTCGGTTGTAACATTCACGGACACACCCACACAAACAGTTTAGAAGATACTCGCTATTTAAATGTTTGTGTAGAAAAAATCGACTACACCCCGATCTTATTTGAAGATGTCTGCAAACAGATTGTGGAGCGTGCACTTCACACGAGGAACGTTGGTAGGTTCGTTAAATTTAAACCTTTAACTGTACCAGATGCTACTGGATTTAGTTGATTGAGTCATTGATTCTAAAGTAAATAAAGTTCTTGTATTTTTCTTTTAGTCGCGTTATAATATAGTTGTATGAAAGCTTATGTTTTAAAGGGGCTACCAGCTTCTGGTAAGTCCACCTGGGCTGAAAAAAACCAAGTGGAAAAGGAAGCAGTCATTATCAACGACGACGCGATCCGCGATAGAATTTATTCTACTGTAGGACATCGCGATTGGTCGCCAGAGATCCAGGATTGGGTTCACAAAGAACGCACTTGCCAGATCATAAATTGCGCGAAAAACGGATTTAACATTATTGTTGACAACACTCATTTAAATCCAAAGACGTTGCAGAAGCTGTTGGAGTTATTGGATGATCTGGGTTACGAGGTTGAGTTTGTTGACTTTACCTATGTGTCCTATTGGGAGTGTGTTAAGCGAGACAAAAATCGTCCAGAACATAAGCGTGTTGGGCAAAAAGTCATTTCGGATGTGTATAACAAATACATGGCAAAGAACTGTACCCTCCCGAGTTACGAGCCGAATCACCTAACCGATTGTTTAATTGTTGATATCGATGGAACTCTGGCAGACTCGGGAAATCGTAGCCCATTTGATGAGTCTTTAGTTGGCCAGGACTCAGTTCGTAGACATGTGCTTATGGCTGTTAAAGGAATGTTAGCAATAAATCCTTTCACGAAACTCTTTGTGTTTTCTGGCCGTAGCACTGCCTGTTACGACGATACTTTCCAGTGGTTGCACGATAAATGCAACCTGACAAATTTCGAGCTACACATGCGAACTGTAGGTGATACTCGTCGGGATTCTCTTGTTAAAACAAATCTCTACAAAAAGAACGTCGAAGGGAAGTACAACGTTATTGCTGTATTTGAAGATCGCCCTCAGGTGATTAGAGAGTGCTGGAACGTGCTTAAACTTCCTGTGTTTAACTGTGGCATTCTAGATTTCGAGTTTTAATTAAAGGAAGCGAAATGTTATCACCAACGCTTAAACTTCAAGCTTTACTTCGCGATAAAGGCATCGAAGCAGTTCGACAACTTGGAATTGATACAACGGTTCACCCAGAATTTACAAATCTTGTTCAGTTCACCTACAACCAAATCAATTGTTACAACAATCGGTTTCACCCTGTTGTTGTTGAGTCTCGCGGCGTCATTCTTGACTCCGCAAATGATTGGGCTGTTGTTGCGTATCCCTTTAACCGATTTTTTAACTACACTGAATACCCAGAAGGAGAGAAGCAGTTTAACTGGAATGACTTTCAGGTGGCGGAAAAACTCGATGGGTCTTTGATGATAATGTACCATTATGACGGCAACTGGTGGGTGGCAACAAAAGGTTCTCCTGATGCTGGAGGAAACGTCGGAGTAAATGAGTTCACGTTCAGAGCTTTATTCTGGAAGGTCTTTGGAGACAACGGCTACTTTTTTAAATCGTGTAATCCAAAATTTACCTACATGTTTGAATTGACTTCTCAGTTTAATCAGATCGTCACGAACCAGAGCGGCAACAATGGTTCGCTTACTTTGATTGGCGTTCGAAACAACGTGACGTTACAGGAATTGTCGATTGATACGGTAGCTAACCTCGCGTTGGTTCGTCGCTATTCGTTAAACAACATTGAAGAAATTTTACACGCAGCGAAAACGCTCTCCCCTGATTCTTCTGAGGGATACGTATTGGTTGACAACAATTTCAATCGTATCAAAGTGAAATCGCCCCAGTACGTTGCCGTTCATGCACTTGTGACTCGCGCGAACCTAGACCACAGTTTAATTGACATAATTCGCGCTGGCGAGTTAACTGAAGTTTTAACGTATTTACCCTATCTACATTCTCGATTGACAGAAATTGAATCGAGTATAAAATCGTTCGCAGCAGAGTTGGAGTCTTCTTTTACGGCTCTTCCATTCACGGAAGATCGTAAAGAGTTCGCTCTTTCTATTGAGTCGTTGTACGCAAACACTCCTTGGAAATCGTTTTTCTACGCTCGTCGTTGGAAGGCTGTCTCGGCTCAAGAATGGATCATGCGTCAGAAAAACGAAACGATAATTTCGTTTATTGATTCGAAATCGTCGGCAAGCTTAAGTTTGGCCTATAAACGTCGCGCGGAAGCCGCACGACGGGCCGTCCTCGCCGAACTTGCCGCCTACGACCAAGAATTGGAACTGTAACGCGCACGAGAAAAAAAGATTTTCTTTAGAATCAAAGACTTAGCTAAAAGTTGTTGATTTTAAAGCGAACAAAGTTCTAGCCTTTTTTGCGACTTCGCGCTATACTAGTTCTATAAGGTTGATTGATATGAAAACCCACTTTAACCCTGACGCCCCTGCATTGACTTTTTATGGTTCTGGTCTACTGACGATGCCTGTTGGCTTTGTTGCCGCAAAAACCCAAGGCCAGCAGGTCCAGGCTTCGCGGGATGCGTTTACTTTTGGCGAGGTTAAGAGTACAGTTGCTCTATGAACGAAAAGGCGTTTGGATACCTCAGAGTGAGCTCAAAGGGGCAAGAAGGCGGCGATGGCTTTGAAAGGCAGAGGAAAGCCATCCAGGACTACGCAAAAACCAACAAGCTCCGTTTAGGAACAATCTACGAGGAAGTTGTTAGCGGAACGACCTTTCCCCTTCAACGACCCGTCTTCACTCAATTGCTGGAGGCTCTCTTAGCCAATGGAACGAAAACGGTTCTTGTAGAGAATCTCAGCCGACTGGCTAGGGATCAGTTCGTTCAGGAATCCATTCTTCGGGATTTCAAAACCAGAGGCATACAGGTCATCTCCGTTCAAGAACCCGATCTCGCTTCTGATGATCCATCTAGAAAGATGATGAGGACTGTTCTCGGAGCTTTCCATCAATACGAAAAGGAAATGCTGGTTCTTAAGCTGCGAGGAGCCAGGGTGCGGCAAAGGGTCAAAAAAGGGAAGTGCGAAGGAAGAAAGACCTACGGCGAAAAAGACGGGGAAGAAGAGATTCTCAAGCGAATCCTGACAGACATTAAGAAGCCGAAGTACACCGCCAACCGTATCGCTACAGAGTTGAACAGGGAAGGAATCCTAACGAGGTTCGGTTGCCAATGGCGTGGTTCAAATGTGGTCAAGATCCTCAGAGCGAATGGCGTGCCTTTAAGGCAGATGACCCGCGGGTCATCTGCGGTTCTACAAACGGAATGGCTTCGTTCCTAACCCACACCACAACGACTAAGGAAATATATCATGAACCTCATCTACACCCAAGATATCAAAATTGAACAAGTTTATGAAGGAGAAGTACTCAAGAAAATTCAAGAGTATTATATTCCAAATTATCACTGCGAATTCCGTCCCCCGAAACGGGATGAGACATTTGTCACTTTGGCGGGTGAAGAATTGAAATCTGCGTTGCAGATGAGTCAGTATGATGCTCCCCGTCTAGTCCTGCTAGGGAAGAAAGATCCAGTGTTTGAAATCTATGGGAAGACTTTGGAAGAGATCAAATCAAATCTGGATAATCAATGGGAACTGGTCAGCGAGACTCCTAGAGAGGTCAAAGGAGGCGAGTACTTTATTGCAACAAAGAATTTTACTGTTAATCAATATAAATCTGACTTAGACATATCGATAGTAAGACTCGTCGTTAGGCCGATGAAACAACAAACACCGCAACCCCAAGAAGACTGGATTCAGGTCATCTTCTGATGAAAGAAAAAGAATTCAATCAGATGCGTTCTGATGCGTTCTATGAAATGGCAGTGCTGTCTAAAAAAGAATTCAATATTGAAAGAGATTAACCATGACCGTACCATTCAACTGGATGTCTCAAGAAGAGTATGCTGATTACCTGAAAGTTTCAGACATACTAGAGAAGATCTACCAAGCCATGACAGATAAGAACCCTGAAGAGTTTCGACGGTTGAGTTCTGAATTAATAAAGATTACAAAATGACACTACAAGAATTACAATTGCTATTTCCCGATGCCACAGAAGAAACTTGGCATCAACACTCTAATGGTGGAGGTTGGGTCAAGAACACCGCTACTGTAGACGACACAGCTTTCGTGGGGCCAAATGCGTTGATCTATGACAACGCAAGGGTCTCTGGCACCGCAAGGGTCTCTGACACCGCATGTGTCTATGGCACCGCAAGGGTCTCTGACACCGCATGTGTCTATGGCAACGCATGGGTCTCTGGCACCGCAAGGGTCTCTGACAACGCATGTGTCTATGGCAACGCATGTGTCTCTGGCAACGCATGGGTCTCTGGCACCGCAAGGGTCTTTGACAACGCATGTGTCTATGGCAACGCAATGGTCTTCGGTGACGCAATGGTTTATGGCAACACAAAAGTTGTTGGTGTGTTGTCAGGAGGCGAATGGAAAACTACTCCCCTATTCCTAACAGGAACTGTTCACCATATCAGTGTCACTGACCAAGAAGGAAACGTTGTTATTGGGGGTCAAAAATTTCACATTGATGACTGGTTATCTAACTATAATCAGATTGGTATTGATAACGCCTACTCTCCTGAACAAATTGAAGAGTATGGTCTAATTTTGAAATTCGTGAAAGAATGGATGGTCCTGAAAGGAATCGTGAATGCCTAAGAAACCAATTGATATTCCAGTACATGTTGCCACTGGTAGTGTACCTCATTATTATGATGAGTATAATAAAACCGTAGTCTCAGCGGCGAAATCCCTCTTAGAAGAAGGCTATGCTGCTTGGATAGAATCTACCAAGGAAGTTGGTTTTAATCGCAGGAGTTATTATGGTGGTACACTTTCTACTCCTGCTACTATTTAGTAATTTGAAATTTTCGGATTATAAATAGAATTGGAATCGTTGATCCGATTCGACTACTGTCAAGACGTGGCTGCAATGCCACCACCTCCAAATTTTCATTCGCTAGTTCTGGAGTGGAAATTTGTGGGGGGTGTCAAGTTTCGATTGGCGGGAATAGAGGAGAGGAGATTTCCAGTAGCCGACTACTGTATAACAGCGGAAACACATAAAGGCCAACAATAACGTTGCCTATGCATATGCTGCCTGAGCGGTAGCTAAAGCTGAGTACGATTCACTCGGAAACAGAAAGAATCCAAAAGGCTCGCTTCGGAGAGCCTTTTGCTTTGCCCATAAATACGTCAGGAGGCTGTTTCTTGATGGTACTTGACTGCAAAAATCTTAATGGCGAAGCCAGGCGTTTATCTGAGTACCTAAAGTCAAAAGTGATTTCGCAGGACGAAGCAATCAAAGAGATCTGTAATGGATCTCAGCGTTACTTCGTGGGATTAAACAACCCCAAAAAGCCTTTGTTTAATTTCCTTTTCGCTGGCCCGACAGGAACAGGAAAGACAAAAATTGTTCAAGAAATCGGAAACTACTTTGATGTCGATCCTGTTGTGATAAATTGCGGTGAATTGCAGCAACACCATGAATTGTCGAAGCTTCTAGGCGCCCCCCCAGGATACGTGGGTCACGGAGACACAAAACCTTTGCTATCTAAGGAGCGTATTCAGATCAAAGGAAAGCCAAATGTAATCCTTTTTGACGAAATCGAAAAGGCTTCTCCTTCTATGTTTAATATGCTTCTTGGAATTTTAGACACGGCTACTGTAACCACGAACTCAAACGTTGATGTTTCGTTTGTAAACTGCTTTATTTTTATGACCTGCAACATTGGCGTTAGAAAAATCGAGACAGAAGAAAATACTATTGGATTTACTAAGAAGATTCTTTCTGCAACAGAACGCGAAACAGTTATAATAAAGGAAATTAAGAAAATTTTTCTTCCTGAATTTATCAATCGTATTGATAAGATCGTTGTGTTTAAACAGCTGGTACGAAAAGACGTGGAGAGAATTTTCGATCTCGAACTGATGGAAATTCAAGAAAGACTTTTCCATTGCGAAATGAAAAAGGTGTTCCTCGGTGTAACCAAATTAGCCAAAGAAAAGATTGTGGACGCAGGTTATTCGGTTGAATATGGCGCTAGAAACTTAAAGAGGGTTCTAGAAAAAGAATTGGTGCAACCAATATCCAATGCCTTGTCTTTGGATGAAGTGGAAGACGGAGACTTTATTGTAATGGATTGGAATAAAAGGGGAGAATACTTCTTCAAGAAGGAACCTTACGTGAGGACTAGAGGAAATACGATGTCTATTATGCTTAGTCAGATTCTATAAGGAAAAGGAACTATGTACTCATTTAACAACTTTATTAACGAGCAAGCCAACAGAAAAGAACTAGATGCTTTGATGGCAAATCATGGCTATGGCCGTCCAGCTGTAGGAGCCGACGGCCATGTTACTTACACAAATAAAGAAGACGAATCAGATCAAGTTTTGATTGATTTATCTGGGAAGGAATGGTATTCCATGGTCAACGGCAAGGTAGTCCAGAAGGGTCCGATTGACGACGGTAGCCTAGAGAAGTTCCTCACATAATCTTAGAGAAACCGTTTACCTTCTCGAACCGAATTACATTCGTGAACTTGTCGAACAGTGAGTCACCCTTATGAGAGATCACGAACACGTTGGTGTCTTCTGTCAGAACATCAAGGATACGAAGGAAGTCGTCGATCCCTGAGTTGTCAAGGGATGAATCAAACACTTCGTCCAGCAACAATAGATTGGTATTTGTTGAGTTCTTAGACTTAGCTATTTCCCGCCAAGCGAACAGAATAGCTAAGTCAACTCGTAGCTTCTCGCCTTCCGAGAAGGAGTTGTATGTAAAGGAATCCCGCGAAGGAGTCTTTACCTTTTCCTCGAAGTTCTCGTCCAACGTATAGTTGATATAGAAGTCCAGGTGATGTAGATACTTGTTGATCAACTTGTTCATCAACGGCAGATAATACTTGATGATCTTTGTCTTGATACCATCGTCCTTTAAGAGAACGGCAGCAATCGAATGCAGATGTTGCTCGGATAGTAGATTATCGCGTGCATCCGAGAGTGATTTGTTCTCGTCCAAAAGCACCTGATACTCTTCTTTGTTCTTTTCTAGGTTGTCTTTCTTTTCCTTTAGAAGAGCAGCATTCTCGTTTACAATACGATCAATATCCTTCTGTAGATAACCTAGATCAATCTTTACTCGATCGATCTGAGACTTTCTGGACTTGATTTCTTCGAGGTTCTCGAGGTATGAGTTCAGAGTATTATTTGTCTTCGTGATCTCGTCCTGAGCTTGCTTAATAACTCCTTCAAGCTTTGTAGCCGTTTCCCGTTTTTCCGTCAGGTTCTTTTCCTTGAACTCAGGATCAATCACCTGCTTACATGTACCACAAGAATCATTTGCCTCAAGGAACTGAATCTCCTTCTCGGTTGTTTTCTTCTTTGTCTTAAACGTAGTCAGGTATTCGTTTAGTTTATTGATTTTTTCCTGTACCTTGTTCGTCTGTTCCTGATTGAATACAATAGAAGTAATCTCGTCGTTCAGGTCAGAGATCTGCTTGTTCTTTACAGCGATCGCCACCTCTTTCCTTTCGATCTCGGAGTTGTTGTCTGAGATCTTTTTCTGAATGGATTCTTCAGAGCTAGAAAGGATAGTCTGAGCCATCTTGATCTTCTCATGAGAGAGGTCGTACTTATAGGAAACGTCGTTGATTCTTTCCTTTGTCTCAGTGATCTTTGACTTCAGGATCGAGTTCATCTTGGTGAAGATGTCGATATCAAGAAACGTCTCTACGATGTTTCTACGATCGTGTGGAGACAACTTCATAAACGGCTGATACGTTGCGTTACCGATCACAACGATCTGGGTAAATGCCTTGTAGTTCATCTTCAGGATATGGTTTTCAAGGTATTCCTGATAGTCTCGAATAGCTGCGTCTTGTTGCAGCATCTTGTCGTTCTCCCAGATTTCAAAGACCTTTGGCTTTAGGCCACGAACGATTCGATAAGAGTTCGCTCCAGTACTAAACGAGATCTCTACAATACAGTCTCGGTTATTTACTGTATTCACCAGCTGAGGAAGATTGATCTTTCGGAAAGGCTTGTTAAACAGAACAAACGTAATGGCATCGAGGATCGTCGACTTACCCATTCCGTTCGTTCCGACGATAAGATTTGTCTTCTTGTCGTTTAGGTTGATGGTGTTAAACTTGTTTCCAGTAGAGAGGAAATTGCACCATTTTAGTTCTTCAAATGTGATCATCTTAAACTTTCAATGCCTCGATATATAGATCTGATAGAAGCTTTTCTATCTGTACTTCCTTGTCCTTTGATGGTAGAAGATCAGAGTAATCCTTGATTGAATTCTTGAGGATAGACAAGGTATCTTCCGTGATGCAGATCGCGTCTTCTTCCTTGTTATCAGGAATGTAATCTTCTACAATAGAAAGGTTGGCTGGTTCAGAAGTATTGATCTTCTGAATATAACGATCAAAGAATACAGGATTGTTCTTACCCTTGACGTAAACCTTGACAAACGTACCCTTTATTTTACTATATCCTGCGTCAGAAAGCAAGAGGTCATCTATGTCCGACGCTGTTGTATCATCGTAGTACAACTTCCAATACATCTTGTATGGGTTCTCAACAAACGTCAGAGCGTCCGTTTCATCGTCCCATAAATGAAAACCTTTTACGTCGTCTGTATCAGTAAAGATTAGATCCCAGGGGCAACCCAAGTAGTGTACGTTTCCAGAAGAATTCTTTGTATGGAAATGGCCTGAGTACACCGACTCAAACTTATGGAACACGTCTGCGTTCATTCCATCATGACACACAGAGCCTTTAAACATCGTATAACCAGTGAGTTCAAGGTGACCCATAACTACTTCACACCCAGTGTCTCTGATGATCTGTAGGGTCTTCTCTTTGTTCTCTGGGTTGATCCAAGGCACATAAAGAACGTTGTCAATCTCGACTGGTTCTGAGTAGATCTTCACGTTCTTGTACTTTGAGAAGAGTAGGTCAGGAGAGTTAACAGAGTTCGTGGACTTGTAGTACGTATCGTGGTTTCCAGCGATAACATCCACTTCCAATCCTAGATCAGCACAACGTTTAAAGAAGGTATCAGCCCATGCAAGAGTCTGATAGTTCATGTACTTGCGACGATCGTTTACGTCACCGAGATGAATAATCTTCTTGATCTTTTTCTTTTTGATGGTGGGGAAGAATACGTTGTCTAGGAACTTGTCAAAGTAGTCATAGAAAAGAGGGTTATCGCCTCTGGCACCGAAGTGAGTGTCAGTAATTAGAGCTTTGAGCATGTTACTCCATGAATAATTCGAGGTTTATAATTTCATCGTCGTCTTTTAAAACTTTTTTGTTCGTTGCTTTTGCCAACATCTTTTCTTCGAACTTGGTAATAATATCCTGTGTTTTATCGTTGATAATTGTGTTAATTAGATTGACGTGCTTTTTTGTTTCGTGCTTGTGATTTGTGAATAAATCGTGGTTCTGAAAAGATTTAAACTTAACATAGGATTGCTTAGATTCGGTGTAGATGCGTCGCAGGAATGCATAATAAACAATCTGGGTAAAGTACGAAAAAGGGTTACTGGATATCTCTGGATTGAAGTTATCAATGTACTGAAAGCAGTTCTCAATACCATCCGATATCATATCTTCTTTAAACGTGTACGCAGAGAAGTTAGGTCTACGTGCTAGGCCGCGCGCGATCTCTAAGATACACGTTCCGATTTCATTAGGGATCGGAGGAACATCCTTTCCTTTCTTCAGAGCTGCTCGTTTTACTTTCTGATAGTTTGCTAATAGAACTAGAAACTCTGAGTTATTGATATAATTTTTCGCCAAACAGGTACCTCAATATAATATTATACTATATTATGGTTCTAAAATAAACTATTTACTTGAAAAAAAAAGCATGATGTTATTGATATTCAGAATAAACGAGAGAAACCCGATAATACCGATAAATGCCCATTCAAACTTCTCTAGCTTAGAGATCTTTTCTTTGATTGCTTCGATCTCGTTCTGGATGTCTTCTGTGTCTCTTTTGGAAAGTGTTAATTGTGTGTCGTGTAGGTTCACAATTTTGTGTATGTTGTCAATGAGGTCTTGAATCTTGTCATTTGTTTTGTCCAACTTTTCCATCACACTACCGAACTGTGAGATGTCCTTTTTAATTAACTCAACTTGAACCCTGACGTCTTGAACGTCTTTTTGTAAAGATGTAATCTCCACGGTTAGCTTCCTTTTCTCTTAAGAACTGGCATAGGCTCATAATTTTTCTTGCGAGCTGTCTTTAACTTTTCAATCGATATTGCTGGGTTAGGATCAGAGCCTGTTGCAGCAACAGAAGCAGTAGTGACTTCTGAGATGTCTCTTTTGATACGTGTTACTTTATATCTCTTTGGCATTATAGCTCCCTCAGTCGATCTAAGAGTTCTCCATCTAATTCGAATACCTCTACGTTAATTCTTTTCCCATTAATCCAGAAATCGTCAATCGGCATTAACTTAAGATAAATCAAAAAAGTGGCTAAGAGATTCCAATAATTCTTGTCTACTTCTGCCAACAAAATCTTAGCGACCCAGCCTGGAAAGACGTTATTCAGACAGATGATATGATTCAGCACCATCTGGATATTGACTTTCTTATTATTTAGGTATTTCGATAGAAGCACTTTGATGAACTTAACCCTTGCGTAGTCCTCTTCGAACTCCTGAAAAGTTACGCAGCCTGGATTGTCATAAACCCTGGCTGCGTAGAGAAGTGCGTTATCTGATGTGATATTGATATTCAAGCTAGACTTGATGTGTTCCAGGCTCAGGTAGATCCTTGCCCTTTTTCTCTTTTAGCTTTTTAACGATCTCAGTATTCGCTACTGGTAAAGATTCTGTTTTATTCTCGGCTGCATTCGCATCTGAGATTACCTTCTTAGCTTCCATCTTTGCTGCCATCTTCTTCTTTACATCAGCTAGCTTTTGGCGTTTTACTTTAGCTAATTCTTTCATACGCGATTCGGTGTCCTGAACATCTCCTCGTGTAATTTCGATAATATCACCTACGATATTTAGTCCTTGGTTGTATGCGTCTAGCTTGTGATTAAAGATATCTGCCTTTAACTTGTTTTGTTTAAGGTGAACAACAATGTACTTTGTGCCGCCAGTGTATTCTTCATAAACTTTAATAGCACCTTTACGTGTTACTTTAGAATCGTTTTCTTCAGCGGAAGGTTCTGTTTCTTCTTCATCATCATCTTTTTCAACAGGCTTTTCTTTTTCGATTTCTGACTCGGCTTCATTCTCCAATGCAGGATAACCAGCTTCGTCGTTCTTTTCTTCTTCTGATTCTTCTTCGTCGGGAATGTTAAACTTGATATCGTCTAGAACTTCTGGTTCTTCGTCGTCAAAGTAGACATGAATCTTTGCATAGATACCTTCGCCGTCCTTGTGGACACAAAGCACCATATCACCTGGAATCTCTTCGCCGTCTTCGTCTTCAGCACTAATAGTAAATGGATCGTCTTCATTGTCGGCGAGGGTGAGTTTTAGTTTAACAGGTTCGTCCGACTGCATAGCAGACAGAGCCTTGTCGACATCAAAGGTCAGGTTAAATTCTGAAACTGCTGATTGAATTTGTTCGACTGCTTCTTCAGGAGACATCTCAGAAAAATCTGAAACGATCTTCTGTAGCTTAGAGGTCACGGATTTGATTAGCCCTGCGTCGTCAACAGTTAATTCTTTTTCTTCAGCTGTTGCTTGATTGATTTCTTCGAAGAGTGTTTGGAAGGTCTTCATTATTGATTTTCCTTATCTGTATTTATTTGAGTATCTTTTTTAGGATTGAGGATTTTTTCCGCCCAATCTCTTCCAGCGTTACCACCGTACAACTGCCAAGAGATCCATTCATCAGAAGGGATTGTATTCGATGAGGGTCTATGACCTGACTCGCCTTTTTGAACTTGTGTCTTATTGCGGAAGAAGTAAGCTTTTATTGCTTTTATCTTGCTAAGAGATAATTCTTTCTTTGTAATAAGATCTCTTGCTATCTGAACCGCAGCAGGAGTAGCGCCGCGTTTGTATTCTTTAACAAGATCAATACCTTGCTTTGCTGTTTCTTTAACCTTAGTAGGAACTTCGTGCATTTCTTTATTTGCGGTATTAATGTCTTCTGTTAATTCTGTAAATGTTTTTTGTTTTGATTCGCCCATATGTTTAAAATACTGAACCTGTCGTTCTTTTTTAATAGCTTGTTCTTTTGATGAATAAGGTCCGCCAAGCTTTCTCTTTGGTTTTGACTTGGAGTAAAGAACATAACCTTTTTTGGTTTTTACAATATGTTCTGATACTTCTTCTTTTCTTACCTTTTTAGCTAAGTCGGCGTCGGTGGTTTTCCAGGTTTTTCCTTTTAGAATAAAAGAATTTACTCTAGCCATACCCCAAGCAGCCTGAGATGCCCCAGGTCTATGACCTGTAACCCACGCGGCCAGACCACGATTGTATACTTTTCTTAGAATACCAACAGGGATACCAGACTTTTCGGATTTGTTCTTTAGTGCCTTGTCAACAGGAGATTCTTCAATTATTTCTTCACCGAATTTCTCTTTATATGCAGTTGTATACTTCGATGGTTTCGTTTTCTTTGAGTCGCCAGGAACCTTGTCAGCCTTATCATAATCGCTCTTTGAAAACGGATACTTACCAAGTTTCTTCCAGAAATATTTTCTCTTTTTTGCAGTAGAGTCTGATAATCCGCTTTTGTATTTTTTAGGAAGATCTTCTTCAAAAAACCAATTGATATCGCCTTCTGTTAGAACATCATCAAAAACAGCCTTTATCTTATCGACGTCACCCTTCTTGGTCTTCACAATTTCTTCGCCCATAACTTCTTCTTTTGTATACTGTGCAAGATGCTTTTTAACGAGATCAAAGAAAGGAACCTTCTTACCTTTTATTGTGATAGGCGTGTCGGCATCAACTCCAGCGGCATCGGCAAAGGCTTCTTTATCGTCTTCTTTAACAGCCTTTCTTAAAGCTGTAGCCGAAGAAAGGCGAGGTGGTTTCTCTTGCTTGATAACGCTGAAGTTATAATAGTTACCCTTCGCGTCTTCTTTGCCGTTGTACTCTTTTAGTGTCTTTACAACCCAATCTTCATCAGTAAAACACAACAGAGGCAGGTCACCGTGCTTCTTGAAAAGAGCAGCTGCCATTGTCAACCAACTAGTCTCTGGCATAATATGGTCTTTGATACCTGGCCAGATCGCTTTCATGGCTTCGATCTTGACTTCATAAGGAAGTGGATCCTTTGGTCCATGAGTTGATTTGTTTGTTCCAACATACCAGTATGTACACTTTGAAGCCATCTCCCACGCAGCCTTATGACCTTTGTGAGGCGGGTTAAATCTACCGAAAATTATGCCAATTGTTTTTGCCATTAGGGTTTCCTGAAAGAAGATTCCATTCCTTTTAAGATAAACTTCCCTGTGAGTTTATAGATGTCGCCGTTTTTTCGCTTCATCATAAGACCTTCTTGGCCTTCAAGATCACCAAGCTTGCTAGTTAAACTCTTAAGGATTGCATCGCCGATATCAATTGTTGCTTTGTATAGGATATAGTCGCGGATCTGATCTTCGGAAAGATCAGTTTTCTTGCTGTTCTCAATATTCAGATAGTCGTTCTTGGTGAAGATAACAGCCCTACCGTTCTTATGAGGAATTTCTTCAATACCAAGTAACCAATCTTTTAAAGTCTTTGTTGTTCCGTTTAGTTTAATTTGCTTTGAAAGAACTGGGTTGATATTGATAGCAGTTTTTTCTTGAACCGAGGGATTACCGAGTGCTTCGAAACCAAACTTCTTTGCTGTCTTTTCTAGAGCAGCAACGTATTTGTTCAAAGCGTCTACGCTATAAGGTATATCTGAGATCGTACGCTTCTTTGTTTCTGGATTATAGCTAGACTTTCTCAATCCATGGATAGCGATAAAGTTTTCAATTTCGTACTTAATAACGTTTGTCTGACCTTCCACGAACTCGATATTCATAATAACGTTCGGGTCTTTTAGAACGCCAAAAGCGGCCAACTCGGACTTTGTAGAATCAAAGGAAGCGTCCAGGATCTTGAATAATTTCTTAGCCTTTTCGATATAACCAGGTTGTAAACCTCTTAACTCGAAATCCTCTGGGCGCATACCTTTTAGATCTAACTCTTTTGCAGAGCCACGGTCTAGAACGAATTGATTATCTACAACTCGAACCGACATATTAACGCCATCAAGCTTCACCCAACCAGAACCAGTCTTACCTGCTTCGCCTTTTTTGATGTCGGCAATGCCTTCGTCAAACAGAGCCAATAGCTCTTTACCAGAATTAGCAATGTCGAAAGGGTGCATGACGTGACCGCCAGCACCACCTTCGGATAGTAGGAATTGATTGAATGATAGCATAAGTATTTTATACGCCTAATTTGACTGGTTTGATCTCATCAAAATCGTACAGAAGTTCAGAACCGTCTTCCATAACAATCGTCAAACGGTTACCGTCTACGAGAACAATGTAATCTTTTATCTCTGCAATTCTAGCATTATCGGATTCAACACCAGCGAAGGTCTCAGAGTCTGATGCGGAAAGTTTCTTCCAAGCGACCTTGGCTAAGTCTTCGATTTTAAATTCTTTGACAGGAAATGCTTCTTGTACTACTTCGCCTTTCTTAGGTGTGTTTGTTTGCTCGTCTAAGAGTTCTTTGGTTCTTTTTACTGTGTTCATTTTTTACTTCTCCTTGTTGGTTTTGATTTTTATGTTTACTTCAGTCACTTCCTGATTCTTCAACAAAGAGTCAGAAAGACACTTCTCTATTTCTCGAACGATTTGTTTTTGCTTTTCTGATGTAAGCGGTTTGCCAGTGATAGAAACTTTTGCCATATATCCCTCTTAACTATTTAGGTATCCGCGTCTGTTTCCAAACGCTGAAACAGCAGCCCAGATAATGCCTTTGACAACGGGATTCACTTTCAGCACACCCATGGCTTCACGGAAAATCTTGTCTACTTGTGTCTTGGTGTAATAGCGATAATACAGATTGCCGTCAGAACCCTTGTACGGAATCTTGCCTTTGTTTGACGTTAAATAGTCGTGGATAACTGCGGCTTTGGTGTATTTACCAGTAGGAGGAAAGATTGCCCAGATGGGGCGAGGAATGGTTGCGAAGTCTGTGACAAAACCAACAGGAACAGTGATGACTTCGTCCGATTCAAGTGAACCGACATGGTAGGAAAAAGACTCTGCGATCTCCCATTTCCTGCCATCGCCTGTGTCTTTTACAATAAGAGGGTTATCAAATTTCTTGGTGAATGATGACATTTAAACAATTATTTATATAATAGCTATTCTCCAGATAACACTTTATAAAGATCTCTAGTGGCCTTCACGTCGGCCAAGGAATTGTGCGCCGAACCTTCGAATTGAATACCAAAGTGTTTCGCGACTGTTTCTAGTTTGTAGTTCTCGAACTTGTGTCTAACTTCTTTAGTAAGAATTGCTGCCATAACAGCAACGTCTAACGAAGGCCACCAAAACCACGAAGAGAAGTATTCGTCTGAGTTCATCACAAAGAACTCACGTAGGAATTCCTCGTCAAACTTGCAATTATATCCGATGAGGTGAAACTTGTCTTCTCGGTTATACTTGTCTACATACTTAGCAAGCATCCCAACAAAGTCTTTGTAAACGATTTCGTGGTCTGTAAACGACTTTAGATCTTCTATTGTATAGCCGTTTATTGCCATGGAAGATTTAGAGATCAATGCGCCTGGGAATGGTTTGATCTTGTAGTCGAATTCTTCGACGACCTCGCCGTCGATTTCAATAAGACCAGAGAGTTGAATAATGGCGTGACGCTTAACATCAAGGCCGCAAGTTTCTGTATCCAAGTAAATGTTTTTCATAATAAAAATCCTGGCACCGCTTCCTGGGTTTGAACCAAGAATACAAGAGTCAAATTCTTGTGTGTTGCCAATTACACCAAATCGACATAGAAATTTAACCTTTTGGTGTCCTCGGCAGGACTCGAACCTGCGACCCTTTGCTTAGAAGGCAAATGCTCCATCCAACTGAGCTACGAGGACAAATGGTGGGTGCCTCGTGATTCGAACACGAAACGCCGCAAGGACGAACAGTTTTACAGACTGCCGCAGCTAACCGTATCTGCCTGACACCCACGAAAATTGGTGATGCGTTGTGGAGTCCCTTTTATCTCTTCTTTGGGAGTGTCTGTGCCCAACGCATCATAGACACAGAAAACCTTGTTAGCAACGTCAACGAGTCCCATTACTCCGTATTCTACTCGGAAGCCAGGGACTCTGCAAGAATTCCGAACTTTCCAGATCCTGGTGGAAATAACGGGAATAGAATCCATGACCTCTGGTATAACAAGCCAGCAATCTAGAGCCATATTCCCGTATATCTTTTTAAATTGGTTGTAACCCAATCTCTTTTAAACATTTAAAGATCTCTGGGGTAATTTCACCCTCGCTTACATATTTAGTCTTAGGGTTTTCCGACCTATAGGTTGAAACTATACCTGAACAATACCAATAAAGGTAGTCCTCTTCATACCCATGAAGCTTCCTGATATCTGCTACTGTCTCACCAGAACTTCGCCAGCTACAACTATAAAGAGAATTGTCGTTTAATTTGTACTCGTTGTTGCAAAAGGCAGCGTACCAGTTCTGAGCAAAATTTGGATCATTGAAACTATTAAAGAACGATGAGGTTATAACTAATTCTTTCAATTCTTCTGTTGTCATTTATCCTTATCCTTTATAAACATTTTAGGCCTGACTCTGTAGTGTACCAAACGTTCTTAATACCGAACTCAACAATTGCTCGCTGACAACCAATACAAGGCTTGGAGTTTCCCCAACCCCGCGACTTCACTCTGCACACATAGAGTGAAGTCGCCTTTAGTTCGTCAACCGTCAGAGATCGAAGAGCTTTTTTGATGGCAGAGATCTCTGCGTGCAAGAAGATCTTGTGCTCATCAGCAGCATACTTCTTCTGAAACGGCGACGATTTGTAAGAAGAACTTCCGATGGAAATAATTTTTCCCTTGGAAACGATAGCAGCAGCCAATCTATGGTTTGCTACCTTTGGAGTAGCCGCTGCCACCGAAGTCAAATCTCGGAAGATCTTTTTTGTGCGTTTGTTCATGCAGTAGCGGTAATTGTGTTCGTTTTCACTTCCCAGGGAGCATTACCATTTTCCCAGTCAGCAGGGATCACATACATCCCACGACTCAGCCGAGTCATCTTTCCGTAGCCTTGCTTTGCGTGAGCGAACATCGTCAGGCCAATAGGATTTGTTTCAGCAATATTTTCGATTGTAGCGCGGTCGTATGGGTAGAAGTAATCTCTTGGATACCTTTCCTTTAAGGAAAAAACGAAATTCTTCAGTGCGACCATACGGTCAATCTTTGTGCGTGCCATATTTTAAATCACCTCTTACAAAAAAGATTAAGTTTCGAGAAACAGCCAGTAGCCGTCTTCGTCTGAGTCGTAGATTTCCCATCCCTCTTTAAGTAAAAGAGAGATCTCAGCAAGGGAAGTTTCAAATCGTGTACGGAAGCGCAACATTAGAGTAGCGCTAACCACAGATACATCACAAACAAGAAGAAGAGAAACGCCAGAAAACTGGTGAGTTCTTCAAAGCGAGAGGAGTTGATTCCTTCTTTCATAATATTATTCTACCGTATCCTTCCGAAAAACACAAGAACTTTATTTACTTTAAAATCAATGGTTTAGCAGGTAGTTTTATTAACTGAATACCAATTCCAGCCAACATCTAAATTAAAGATCCTACAAAAAGAATTTCGAACCTGGTTCACCTGGTAAGGCTTCGCCGTGGTTCCCCTCGGTTGAAGGTTCAAAATCTCACCAACGCCATCAATTTTAAAGATGTGATGACTCCCCTTAATTCTCTCTCCAAAGCCGAAGCGCAGCAAGAATCCGCGAAGATCTTGAAACCTGAAATTCGCGTCTGCACTTCCAGAAAGCAATCGCTCAAGACGTCGATCAGCCAGACCACGATTATACACTTTTTCTACATTTATCGACATCATAGGACGACCATAGCAATCGTTTTTCGTGACAGTGGGTAGAGAAACGTTTTTCATATTGTTTCAATCAACCTTATAGAACTATCATAGCATAGACTTCCAAAAAACACAAGAACTTTATTCCCTTTAGAATCAACGACTTGTGCGTAAACCATTGAAAACAAATGATAAAAAAAGTTTTGGTTTTCACCCTATTATATGCATGCATACGTGCACGCGAGAAAGGCTAAAAAAGTCTAAAAAATCTTTCCCTTTAGAATCAACGAGTTGCAGTCAAGTCACTGATTCTAAAGGGAATAAAGTCCTTGTGTTCGTCGCACTTTCGTGCTATGATAGTATTGTTATGAAGGTTAACGAAATCCGCCAGCAAATGATTAACGAACTCGGTGAAAAGTTCGGCGACAAGGTGACTCGCAAGAATCTCATGGAAGTCTGGGAAAAGTATGGTGTGAACCCTGGCTTTTTGACCGTCAACAAAATTGACCGTGGCCTTTATGATATTTCTCAATTTACCAAGAATGGTGGTACTACTGTGACTGCTGCTGTTGCCGTTTCCAAGCCTGTCGTGACCGACGAAGAATTGCTGACTTCTCAACGTCGCAAGTTCCGTACCCTGAACCGTATGGCTGATGGCGTTGTCGCTGGCAACGTTCGCTCAATGATCGTCTCTGGTCCTGCTGGTATTGGTAAAACCTATACGATTGAAGGTCTGTTGGAATCTTCTGAATCCGAAGAAAAGATTCAGTACACTGCCGTTCGTGGCTTTATGAAGGCGACTGGCCTTTATAAACTTCTCTGGGAAAACCGCGAAGAAAACCAGGTCATCCTGCTCGACGATTGCGACTCTGCTTTCCAGGACGAAGTTTCCTTAAATTTGTTGAAGGCTGCTCTTGATTCTTCGAAGAAAAGAGTTCTGGCATGGCGATCGGAAAAGCGTTTCGAAGACGAATGCGGCGAAGAGATTCCGAACTCTTTTGAGTATCGTGGTTCGATCGTATTCATCACCAACCTGAACTTCGAACAGATGATTAACCAGGGCAACAAACTGGCTCCGCACTTTTCTGCTCTTATCTCTCGTTCGTTCTACATCGACCTCAACATGGGTTCTTCTCGCGAATACCTGCTTCGCATCAAGGACGTTCTTCAGAACACCGACATGGCTTACACGCTTGGCTTGTCTGAAACCCAGACCTCGGATCTGATGAACTTTATCGAAGAAAACTATACTCGGCTGCGCGAACTGTCGCTGCGTATGGTTGGTAAACTGGCAAAGATCATACTCTTCGCCGACTCAGACGAAGACTTCCGTGACGTTGCTGAAGTCACCTGCTTTAAGGTCCGATAAGGGTTATACTAAAAAGGAAAGATATTATGAATACACTAACCGAGATTTCTATTTGCTTTGCAGTTGTACACGGTATTATGGTTGTACGAACAGGCTATTCCTCGTTCTACTGGGCTTCGCGAGTGTTGTTTAATTTAGAAGCACTTCAGAATGGTATGGTTCGTTCGCTTCCGCATTGGATCAAACGCTGGAAGATCATGATGAACAAGGAAAGAATTGAGATGAGCCTCCTGTAATAAGGAACCTATTCATATGAACAAAGAAATCAATTCGATGGATCTACTGGGTTTACTGGAGCCACTGGGTTTACTGGAGCTACTGGATATGAACAAAGAAATCAATAGACCAATCTGCACGACTGCTGGTTGTGACAAAATGTGCAAGATTTCGATGACGGGCAATGGAAAAAAGTATTTTCATAAGTTGTGCAACCGTTGCACCGAAGTTAAAACGGCTAAGAGTCAAGGACTCACTTTGAAAGAATACAAAAGATTGTGCAACGAAAAAGTAGCTGCAAAAAGAGGAATTTCATTGAATGAATACTTTAGGCAGAGCAAGATTAAAAGACAAGGTAAGAAGTCATTTTGCGAGAACAAAGACGGAAGGCTTGGGTATGTTTGCACGGCTAAAATTGCACACGACATCATGCTAGAAGTAGATCACGTTGACGGAAACCCTTCTAATAACTCAGACGAAAATATTCAAACTCTTTGCGCGAATTGTCACCGATATAAAACTTTTATGCATAAGGATCACAAGACACCAGGAAGAACAGCACTAGGGTTGAGGTAATAAAAAAAGGGGAGCCAAATGGCTCCCCGATTTTCTTTCCCCTGAGGAAAGGTTTACATAAGATTCTTAACAACAATCTTACGATAGTAACCGTTTGTACCTGCATCCAAACCACCAGCGGAAGAACCGAAGTAAGGATTGCCAACTAGACCATAGCGGGTCTTGAAACCAATCTTTGGCTGGAAGGTGTTAGGATCAACTGCACGAACCTGCTGGAGTGGTACATATGGACAGAAGAACATACCTGCGTCATATGGGGACTTGCCCTTATAACCAACCATCATGAGGTCGTTTGTGGTGGAAGCGAAGTATGGATCAACATAGACACGATACTTGCCGTTAAGAACACCGCAGAAAGTATCCTGAGCTTCGTCGACGTTGAGGTCGGTTGAAAGAGCAGGAGCGTAATCGAGCTTGCCAGCCATTGCAAGAGCAGAAGCAACGTCTGAAGAAACTACGATAAAGTTACCCTTGCCGCGACGTGTGTCACGGGCAATAAAGTTAGCATCGCGGTCTGCTTGGAACATAAGACCCTTAAAGCGTTCTACTGACCAACGGCCATCAGAATCGGTATCAAGGTCAAATTGACCAGCAGTTGTTGTACCCTTTTGAGCACCAGTCTTAGCGATAGCATACATGGTACGCATGATTTCACGGTTGATTTCAAACATAATTTCAGCAGAAAGAATGTTTGAAAGTTCTGATTCAGCATCGAGACCGTGAACAGCCTTGAGATCCTGAGCAAGTTCGATTGAGTATTCGGACTTGAGAGCGCGGGTCTTGGCTGTTACTGTAACCTTCTCGATTGTGAAACCCAATTCAGCGGGTGTTACACTTTCGCCAGAAGCTGTCGAGAGACCAGTACCTGTTGCATAAGCAGCATCAAATGGATCAGTTCCTTGTGAGGTGCCTGTACCAGAGTATGCTGTATTTGCGTCGCCGAAGAAGCCAGTGGCGCCAATGTTTGGATTGACGTAGAGGGCTTCGCCGTTCGAGGTTGTACCAGAACCGTAGCGTGCCTTCATGGCGAAAATAAGGCCTGTTGGCATGCTCATTGGCTGAACACCACAGACATCATAAGCCATTAGCTGAGGCATAGCGCGACGAACTAGAGCAATGAGGATTGGGTCGAAGGAACCGCCAGAAGCAGCTACACCGAGAACAGCAGAAGCATCATTGACTTCTGAAAGAATGCGGCTTTGCTGGACTGCGTCGATTTCCTGGTTTTCTAGAAGGATAGCTGTTACTGCCTTCTTATGGTTGTCTGAGATAGGAGCCAGACCAGGATGGTCTAGAACTTCCTTCCACTTTTCGATTAAATGTTGTGACATTTTGGTGTTTGTTTCTCCTTGAAAAAAGAATTATACTTTTATTTATAAAAAATTAAAACTTGAGATTTTTCGAAATCGCATCCACGTACTTAGTGATTCTTTCGTTAGAAGGTTGCTGTGGAGCAATTGATTCTTCTAACATGGTATCGCCCTTTAGTACTTCTTTGGTGAACGCAGTTTCTTTAATCGTTTGTAACTTTTGTTCAAAAGAAGAAGCATTTTCAAAGGTCACGCTCTCAACGAGTTTCTTGAACTTTTCTACTTGGGTTGCAGTTAGTCCCTTCGTCGCTTCGTTAATTAGGTTTTCCTTCTTTTGCTTGTTCATCTTGTTTAGAAGATTGGCGTTTTTTTCAATTTGTTCATTAAGTCTGAGTTCAGCATCAACAACCTTTTGGGTCATCTCAACTACCATGTCTCTTTCAGGCACAGCCTTAAAGTTGAATTGTGAATAAAGTTCGTCAAACTTCTTTAGGAACGATTCAGCAAGTTGTACCTTGATCCCATTTTCAAGTGCCAACTTGTTTTCCTCAGCCCATTGTTCAGCAACATAAGTTAGGTACTTATCAATCTGCTGAGAATATTGTTCTTCTATCTCTTGCTTTACTGTCTTGCGAATATCGCCAGCAATTCTAGCAGACAATGTTGAGTCAGTAGCGATAGTATTTATTAGATTTGATAGAAATTCGACTGCAGGAGCAGCCATCTTGTTATTTGCTAGATCTCGGAATGCGGCACCGAAGGCAGTCTTGAACTTGCTCATAGACTTACCGAAAGCCTTTTCATCAGCAGAACCAACGCGCTTGATGTTTACGTTCTGGATAATGTCAGCTAGCTTACCTACCATTTCAGATGCGGCATCTTCTTCTAGATCATAGCTTGATTCGTCCATAGCTTGCTTTGTAGCAGTTGCAAACATTACTTCTTGCCAACGAGAGCCGTAACGCTTCTTCATACCTTCTTTGCCCTTCATCATAGCTTTGACGATTTCGTCGCGCTTCTTCATCTGGGAGTCGGACATAGCTTCTTCGACTGGCTCTTCTTCTTTTTCGTCTTCGTGTTCGTGTTCTTCTTCAGCTTCTTCGACTGGCTCTTCTTCTTTTTCGTCTTCAGCTTCTTCGACTGGCTCTTCTTCTTTTTCGTCTTCAGCTTCTTCGACTGGCTCTTCTTCGTCTTCGTCGGCGGCTTCTTCTACTTCTTTTTCGTCTTCGGAATCTTCGGACTCGGCTTCTTCTACTGGTTCTTCTTCAGATTCTTCATCTTCGTCTTCCTTTACAGGATAACCAGCTTCGTCAACCTTCTTTTCGTCTTCGTCTTCGTCTTCTTCGTGTTCTGCTTCTTCAGCTAGACGAGCCTCTACCTTGCGTTCAACAACATCGTTTAGAAGTGAAGTGATCTTTTCCTTCATTTCTGGGTTGATGTCGTTGCCTTCAAAGATGTTCTCGAAAGCTAATTTATCGTGGGCCATGTGAGATCTCCTAATTTAATTAATAGTATTTATATAAATTAAAGTTTCGACAGAAAATCTTCGAAGATCTTGATCTTTTCTTCTGCAAGACTTTTCTTAGATGACTTCTTGATTCTGTTCTTGTACTCTGATACTGACTTTTCTACCAAGATACCGTTGTTCCACATCCACTCTTTTTCTTCCATAACAGCAGAAACAAAGGCTTCAGGAGCAGAAGGATCAGCTACGATGTCTGCGGCAGTCATCAATCTAAAATCAGGTTGAACAATGTTAACTGTGCCTTCTTGTTTTAGTGAACCAACCCCTCTAGATGACACGCCTAATGTAGCTCCAGCATCAATAAGTGCCTTTACAATATTTCCATTAGGAGTTGATAGAATTTCAGCTTTACCAATAAAGTTCTTTCCGTCCTGTGTTAAAGAACGAATCATATGACAAACACGGTCTAGCTGAATTGTTGGTGTGTCAGGGTGACCTAACTCACCATAAGCTCTATTCTGGTTGATGTATTCTCTTGTATATCTATCAATCTCTTCTTTAAGAGTATTTATAGGATACTTGCGGTTGTTGCGGTTAGCGACGTCACCTTGAATAAAGATGCCTTCAATAAAATACTTCTTATTGGCTTCGACACCTTCGGCCAAGACTTTAACTTTAACTTTTTCTGTGACTTCTTTTAGGAGTTTCATTTATTCCTCTTTACAAGCTTAGTACTGGTTCCACCGAGAAGTATCTGTCATAGGTATCGGTATTCTTGAGAACCGTGATAACAAATGAATATCCGTCTGTTCCAGCATAGTTGAGAACAATGTTACCTGAAGTTGTTGCAAATCCAGTAGCGCCAGCCCAGGTTGTACCAGTGCTGGTGTAATACGAAGCAGTCTTACCAGCAACGCCTGTTGCACCATAGTATGGACTCTGGACGTAGTTATATGCTGTTGAAGAAAAATCTCTCTTTAGTCTAACCTGGCCAGTGCCGTTCATCACAAAAAAACCAGTCGCTCCTTGCCATGATAAATAACCTGGTTTGTCATAAGGGAACGACCAATTAATTGATTCTACTTGAAAATTGTAAAAAGGCAGGGGGCCTGTTGCACCGTTAATTGCACCTGTTAATGCAGCACCATTAACAACAATTGTACCTGTTTCCGATCCAGTTCCAGTAACTAACAGAACCGATCTGTTCTGATCTTCTTTGAGTGGTTGTATGGTTGCCATGTCTTTTCCTTAAAGCTGTTTTGAAATTTCTTTTTGCTTTTGTACAATAATTTCTTTGACTTTTTCAGCCATCAACTTATCCACTAGAGGACCAATGTTAGCAGGTTTGTTGTCCCTGGCGTTTTCAATAATACCTTTTAGTGCTTCCTCTTTTTTATTCATATATTCCTCAATAGAGTATTTAAGCTTGTTGCTCAACTTCAAATTCTGTTTCAGCAGAAGGTTCAGTAGGAGTTTCTCCCGCGTCGCCTTCATCTTCTAAAGCTTCTAAATCCTTGTCTGTATCTATCTTGTCGATCTGAACTTCAGTCATCTTCAGAATATGCTTCTTGATATAATCAACTGAAAAATAATCTTCGCCCAACTGTACTGCTGACTGAGCAAGTTCAATTCTTTTTGTCATGATTTCAGCTTCTGAATATTCCAAGAAGTGAGAGTCCTGTTTAAAATCGTAGAAGATTCTGGTGCTTAATTCTGAGTCCCAGTCTTCTGGTGTAATTACTCTCTTCAGGATCAACTGTTTTTTGAGCAGATCATGGAACAGTGCTGAAAATCTATTTCTAAGTCTCTGAATAAACTTGAAGAATTTAATTTCTTCACGGTTGATCTCAGTTGCTCTACCTGTGTTAAACGTAGAGTTGTCTTCAATTCTCCCAACAGGCACGTTTAAACATCTGTACAACTTGCGCTGGAAGTATTTAATATCATCTAGTTCGCCAAGGTTTTGTCCTGATGGAAGGGTAGTGATTTCTGTTCCCTTACCACCTTCTCGACGAGGAATCCAGAAGTCGTCTTGCATCGAAAGAGTCTTCTTGTCATCCCTGATTTCACCAGTTTCGGCATCGTAAACAATCTTGTTACGATACTTACCCATGATTTCGTTTAGATATTGTTCGGCCTTTACCTTTGGAAGATTACCTACGTCAACATAGAAAATTCTTCGTTCAGGTGCACGCGATAGCCTATAGATAACAGTTGAATCTTCAAGCATTCTAAGCTGGTTCAATGGCTTAATAGCCTTATGTAGATAAGAAAGAACTACAATATTATTCTTATCATCAACCAACCCAGAGGTAACAGAAGCGATCGAGTCATTAGGAATCTTAAGAGATTGTTGATCGTTGTAGATATAAAACTCTTCTACATTGTCAATGATCTCAACGCCTCTCTTGTTTCTCTTACGATGAACTTCCTTGATCTTCTTGAGCTTTCTTGGGTCCATATAGGACAACTCTTGAATACCCTTTTCAGGACTCTTCGTATCAATAGCAATATAATACTGAATTCTACCATCTACATACCAACGCTTGAAGATTTCATAAGCGTTTTCTCTAAAGTTTAAAAGAGAAAGAACATTTTCAAATTCTTCTCTAATCAAACCCTTGATCTCGTCTGAATACTTTACTTGATCGAGTTTAACTTCAACTGGAGCTTCGTCGTCAACTGCGGCAATAGCTTCGTTAACGATTTCGTCTACAGCTGATTCTACTTCAGGCTGCAGGGAGATTTCGCGATATTTATTGATGAGTAGGTTTTCGTTAGTTGAAGAAAACTCAAGGTTGTAATGTGTTCCGAAATAACCGCCGCTCGAAACAATTGAACCTTCCGTGTCCACAGGAGGAACAACATTGTTTATTGACGGTGTCTCCTCCTGTGGTACTTCTTTCTTAACTATACTAAAACCAAAGAAATCAAAGGCCATGAATTTGTCCTATCAAACTAAGATCTGTCTGTTGTATCTATTGTTTCCCACCACTGATATTGTAATGTAACGGTATACTCTTCAAGGGCATCGTTTGTATCCCAAGCCACATCAATTGCTGCCAGGTCAGTTGGGAACATACCAATAAATCTATAAATCTTAATCGGTATTCCGTCTTTAGCGAATTGTGTTACATCAGCATTAGCTGTATAATCAGGATTTGTTCTGATGTTTCCAGCGTGTTGGTTGATACTACTCATCCATCTCTCAAATGCATTTCTTGTAATAAACGATTCGTCGTTGATTACAGTGACTGTCCATTCAGCGAATGTCTGGTCGCCAGCAACCTTAACCTTACGACCAAAGTATGGTACTTCGATCACACCAATTGTCTTACCAGGTAGCTGAGCGGCGCGGCAGGTAAACGAGAAGTTACGATCTGCTAAACCGCCGTCTGGAAAGTTGATAAACGCTTCAAACAGAGTTGGTCTTGCGCCTTCTCCGATTAGAGCTCCTTTAAAGTTTTGTAGATTAAATGCCATTGTTGTTTCCTCTTATCTCTTAGATATTTATAAAGGTTGTGGGGGAGTAAAAACTCCCCCGAACCTTAAAACTTTCCAACGATTTCACTAAATTCAACGCCTGTTCTAACAGCGATAAAGTTTAGCTGGATAAAATTGATCGAGCGCGCTGGCTTGATATAGATATCACCAACAAACGAGTTGGTATCAATGACCTGCCCAGTATTGTTTGTTTCGTCACAAACAACCTTAAAGTCAATAATACCGCGTCTGCCCTTTACATCTCGTAGAAAAGGTTCAACTAGACCAACGAACTGAGCACGTGTAAATTCGTCGTTTAGTTCGAAGAGAGAGAACTTAGCAGCAGTTGCAATCGCCTTTTCAAGAACAATGAACAATCTACGAACATTGATTCTGTCAAAAGCAGAAGGTTTAGCCAGAGCTGTTTTATCACCAAATAGAACAGTTCCAACTCCTGGCTGAGAGATAATCGGATTGACACCAGCTTGATAGATCGTGTCGCGTTCTGCCTTTGTAGCGTCCCAAGCAATCCTTGTAACGTTCTTGATTACACCACGGTTATAACCAGCTGGCGAGAACCAAGGATCATTTGTTTGATCAGTGCGAGCACAGAGACCAGCTACATCGCCGTTGCTTGGAATCCAACGATAAACGTCGTTGTACTTGTCATACTGATACTTCCAGTTACCGTCCATGAAAGCGTATGAAGAGTTGACATTTACGGTACTTTGTGAATAGGTTACGAGATCAGCTGCTTCAGAACCAACATTGTCTACTACATCAGCCTTGAGCGGAGAGAAGAATACAACACAATCTTTCTTAACTTCAGCGATGTTCTGAACAAGGTGTTTAACAGTTGTAGCTCCATTATCTGCAGCAATAATTAAATTTGCGTCAACTGATTCTGATAGGAACAGATCGTAACCATTTGTAATATCACCAGAAGTAGGTGAATTAGCATCTACACCGATATTAAGAGATTCTTCGATAGGACCAGTTGCACCCTTAAAACCAGTGGCCCCAGGAATTACTGAACCCCAAGCAGTACCAGTTGCACTAACGGCGGCTGTATGATTGCCCCACCAGATATACTGTGACTTCTTGTTAATTACATCTTTATAGTAGTTGCCTTCGCCTGTCTCGGTTTTAGCATCTGATGCCTTTGAAACGAAAGCATATTTTTCTAAAATTGTTCCAGCTGTTCCAGTAAACTGACCGTCTTCGTCAATAACTATAATATGGATTTCGTCATTGGCATAGGAGTTAGTCTTGGCAGCGTAATTTGATGTCCCAGGTGCTGTTTGAAAATTATTCTTGTAGGTCCAGGTGCTGTATGTTGCGGCATCAGCAATAGATACTTTCAAGGAGTTTCCGAGTGCACCAGGACACCTGGCAATCCAAGTTGTTCCTGAAATACCAGAATAATGATTCTGTTCATAGTCTGTTTCGTTTTCTACTAGGAAGCCTGTTGCACCTGTTGATGCATTTAATGCACCAGAGCCTACAACTCTGACAACCTTTAGATTGCCGCTGTATGAGAGGAAGTTTGCAGCTGAAAAGAAGTTATTGGCCGTGTCGTTGTTTGGCTTACCAAACATTTCAACCAGTTCGACTTCATTAGCGATTGTCTTAATTTCTTTTACTGGTCCCCATTGAAATGGTCCAGCGATTGCACCGACTGAAGTTGCAACGGCAGGGACGACCGTTGTTAGGTCGATCTCGCTTATGTTTACTCCTGGGCTTACTTGAAATGCCATGTTTTTTCTCCTTAGATGAATAGTAAAGATTTAATATACAACCATTATTTATAAAATTGCTATTTTCAAGAAAGCAGCCAAGTCACGTCTTCTGAAGCTTCGTCGAGACCATTTATACCAACTAAGGAAGGAGGACTATCTGGTTCTATAACCAATCCTCCAGGTATCCCGATTAACTCCTTGAAATACATCTGGGTTGTTAACCAACCAAACATAACCAAATTAATAGTAAGATCGTCGTTGTTTCCATTGGAAGCCATAAACGACCCGTTCTTAGCAATAAAATTTGAAAGCTCTAAGATCTGCTCTTCAGTCAAATCCGTGAGTTTCTTTTCTTCGATTAATCCTTTTAGAACTGTACAACCAATCTTTTTTACCGTCTTCGTCATTTCCACACCAAGCAAAGATGACCTCGAGAATCCTGATGAGACGACCTGTTTCTTTCCGTCAATCGACGTAGAAGCTATGTTGTCGTATTCATAATCATTCCAACAAAGGTCCGCTACACCTGAACCCATAGCGTTTCTCTCGATAATCAAATAAGCCTTGTTGTAACGATTACAAATCTCTACAATTTTTTGTGGGAGATCATATGGTCTAGTTTGATTACACTTCCACGTGTACGCTACTTTGTATTTATTGTCTGTAATATCGACGACAGTTATTGCCGAATAATCGCCAAGATTTCCTCCAGCTACGTCTACCATACAAGCATAGGCTCTATCGTGAGACGGTGGATGAACTTGCGTAGATTTCTGATCTGGTTTTATAACAGGTGCTGCTACTAATTCTCTCAGTCCTGTTGCAGAAATAAGTGTGTTGGAAGAACCCAAGAACTCGTTACCGTATTCCTGCCTGAATCCGTGTTCTCCTAAGATTTCTTCTTGTTCTTTTTTCCACTTCTCATCTCTACCTGGAACTTGATGCCATTCAATATTAAATGGATAGAACTCGTTCTTCTTCGCTTGTGCTTCTGTGAAGAGTTTGTAAAATAGATTTAAACCATTCGGAGTTGATGAGATAACAATCTTCGTTTCCTTACCTGAAGAGATAGTCGGAAACGTACTTTTAAAGAATTCTTCAGCGTTTTCAACGAAGGCGAATTCGTCTAACAGAAGAAGGTTGATTGAATAACCTCTGATTGCTGTTGAGGATGTGGCCGAAGCAATAATTCTTGATTTGTTCCCCAACTCAATAGAACCTTTATTTAATACCTTAGCACCTGGTTGTAAGAAAAACGGGATAGTCTCGTAAGCAGCAACAATTCTTGCTAGGATTTCTCTGGCAATAGGAGCCTTGTTTGCTAAGATAGCTACGGTTTTGTCTGGGTTGAAAAATACATACCATAGCACATAGGCCGCAGAAGTAATTGTTTTACCTGACTGTCTAGGTGATAGAAGGATTACTCTTCTTTCTCTGTGGAAAGCCTCAATCAAACTTTTCTGATATCCGCGTAACTTAAAAGGAATAAAGCCTTCGTCGAGTGAATTGATCTTGACGTATTTTTCAATGAAGTATACAGGGTCTTGGGAACAACGCAGATATTCTTTTACTTGATCCTCTGTGTAGTTCTCTGGTAAATCAGTTTTCTTAATTAGAGGATTTAAGTAATATGGCTTTTTATTCTCTATCAAGTTTGCCATTTTTTATCAGCTGTTGAAGCTCAGCAGTAGAACCCACAAATATATTGTTCTGAGTGTTGTTCTGCGTCTTAGGCTCTTCTTTCTTCGAATTGTTCAACTCAACTAAGGTCTTCGCCACTTCCGATGTAGTCTTTATAAGGTTAGATACTACCTCGTATGCCCTCGGTGATTCTGATGCTTTAGCGAAATCCAAGAGGTTATCCAGAGCGTCCTTTGATTTATTTAAAAGATCATGATGAACTTCTCTGGCTTTTTTAATATCTTCTTCGTTATTATCAGCGACAGGTGTAAGAACAATCTCTGACGGTTGTGTTGGAGTTAAATCAAACACTTGTGTTAATTTCTGGTCGCTCATATTTAATATTTATGCTGCGACTAATATTACTAATATTCTTATCGTAAAAGAAAAGTTTTCTGTAAAAGAAATATTTGTATTATTTGTGACTTCAGAATAAGAGGCACAATCTTGATAATCTCTGTAATTTTTTCAAAAATACAAAAGCTAGTTTCATGACAAGAAGTTGACCCAACCTTCAATATGCTTAGACCAGTCATAATGTTCTCTGGCATAGTCTTGAATCTGGATACACTTCTTTTTATATTCTTCTGGGTTATTATAGAAGTGAGCTAGATTCTCGTACAATGATTTACAGTATTCTTCTTCTGGTAACGGAAGTACAACACCACCGCCTTTAGGTCCGTGTTCTTCAAAGTACCCGACAGGAGTAGAAAGAACTAAACGACCAGCCGCAGCCGCTTCCATAGAAGGTAAACCAGCAGATTCTTCGATAGAAGAAACAGCTAGCGCGTCTAATTTTGCATAGTATGCGGGCATGCATAACCAGTTATAGAAGTTGTGATCAACTGTTTTTAGCGGGGTTTGTTGAATCACGGAAGAAACAAGGTGTGCTCGTTTAATTTCTATACCAAAAAAATTCTGAGTAGTTCTAGCTCCACCGTAGCCAATATTTTGTAGTCTATCTGAAGGCTTGCGATAAAACATATCAAAGTGAACACCAAACTTCACTACATCAGGTGTTCTAACTGAGATATTAAACTCTTCTGACTTCTGTTTTAGAATGTTTGAAACAACGCCGAACTTATACAGATGAGGATAGAAGTCCAGATTATTTGATTCTTTTTGAGCCAAGAGCATATCCCACTGACCGTGCGCAACAGTGGCTATCTTTTTTAACGGGATTCCGCAGTTAGCCAGAGCTAAAACTGCTTCAGGATTAGTAACAAATAAGTCATAGGACTCATTCAAGAGTTGCCATTCCTGAGGAGTTATTTCTAAACGCCAGTCTAAAAGATTAGCTAGAATACCGTGCTTGTATAGTTCTTTACAAAGCCCATGATGTATGCTGCCGTATGCCCAGCGGTTTTGGGTGTAGAATAGAACTTTTTTCATTAGTATTTTTGAACCTTATCACCTAGTACAAATTGAAAGCCATTGTCATATGCTCTACGAAGGTACTTAGCCATTGCTGGAATACCTCCGTTACCTGCAGTTGCTACAGCATCACCACCTAATCTCCAACCTTCTAGAGATCCCCACATTTCCTTATCAGAAACAGGATGAGGCGGGACCCAAGTAGCATAGGGTGTATACTTCTGGATCATGTGAGAGAAGTGAATGTCTTCTCCAACGTGATAGGCATGATCAATAGGAGGAAGTTCTCTCCAAAGAACCGACAACATATCGCGGTGGAAGAACCAGCTGTGACCAACGATGTCAACCTTTTCTACTGTTTCGTTTGGATTATCCCATCCTACTCTGCGTTCTGCACCATAGTCAGCGTGGTTAAAGATCACACCGATCGTTCCGAGTAAACCTGGGTTGGTTTTGTAAGTTTCTAGGCAGTTCTCGAACCACTTAGTTCCTGGGATTGTATCGTCATCAAAAACACAAACCCAGTTTGTTCTTGCGTTTAAGGCAAAGGCAAATCTCGCCCAAACGCCAAAGTTTACTGAGGAAAAGGCAGAGACACAGTTGGAGTTTGCTGTTTGAATGTCGTATTCAACTCCAGGCATCGAGTTCTGCCAGTAAAAAATATCAGTTGGTTTTACGGTTTGGTTTAAGACAGCATCTACTTGTTTCTGTAGATTCTGCGGCCTTCGGTATCCATTCAATACTACTGTGATGTCGTTCATTATCAACCCCAATTACAAATTTTAGTTTTCCAGAAAGGGTCTGTTGTGTAGTAACCCCTTATATTTATATCCGATCGCAACCAAGGGTGCAGAGTGGAACCAATATCCAAGTAAGTATTGTTCTTATTAACAGCCCATAGGCGCTGTGCGAGGATCTTTCCTAAAGGGCCACAAGCGAAAAGATACAGCTTATCCGTTGTATTAGATCGTTCTAAAATATCAACTAGATCCAAGTTTTTCACCCATGCGTCGTACTCCACAGGAATGAACCCACCAGAAAAAGGTAAGTTCTGAACTTGTGAAGTTTTGTTCGCAACTAAGACTACCTGCTTATTTGTAAACAGAGGAATAAAGTTCTGGACAAAGAATTCGTAGTTCGAGTTTACAAAAATATTAGCATAAGTCAACTGAGAGTCTTCTTGTCCTGACTCTTGTTTCATCTTGTTAAAGTTATCCATTCCTTGGCAACAAGGGCAGACAATACCAACATAATACCCTGGATCTTTAAACTTAAAAGAGGTTTCTAGATATTCTCTGGCAATCGAATAACGCGGATCTTCTCCGTTGGTATTCCATTCACCGTAACCAGAAGAGATTGTTTCTCCTCGCATCGCGATCATCTCGCCGTCGCCATAACGAGCGATAGAAAACTTCTTATCGCTCTTTAACATCTCATAGAATTTTATAATCTCTTCATTAAACAACTTCATAAATTAACCACCTCTTATCGTACTCGTGATGTTTATCTAATAAAATTGATCCTGGAAAAACTTTTAAGAAATCTTGTTCAAAAGGATAATGATCGAAGTCATCTATCAGAACAATACATCCGTTCGCTAATCTTCCTTTTAAGTACGACCAAGCAACACTTCTACCGTGGCCGTGATGACCGTCTAATACAACAAGATTGTATTCCAAAGAAGTTAAATCACCTTCTTCAAGGTCGTAGAAAGAATAATCGTTTCCAAATTGAATTGGTCTTCCGTCGTAGGATTTAATCTGTCTAATCTTTGCTAATGGATGTGCATAAGTTAGATCAGCATCAAAGGAATCAATTACACCTGGAATATTATTTTCTTGTTTAAATCTAGAAATTGTCTCGGTCGACTTACCAGAACCAAATTCTACTATATCAAGTTTCTTGAATTGTTTTTCTTTGATTATCTCTTGTATCTTAACTAAACACTCGGGTGCTATTTCCCAGCCTGTGTAATTAGGATCAGGACTTATAATTTTCATGATAAAACCCCATTTCATTTTCAGCGAGAGCAATAGAACCTGTTGAGAAACAAATCTCCATTGTATGTAATTTCATCTCATATAAGATACCACCAAACGTTTCTTCGGCGGAATAATTTAACCAACGAACAACAGGAATATCTCTGAACTTATTTAGAACTCTGCCAGAAAGCATAAAATCTTCTAGCATATAATAAGGGCAAAGAGGATCATTATTAGTCCACCTACCTGTATGTTTTCTAACAATTAAGTCGTATTGAGATAATAAAGAGAGCAGATGATTTATCTTATACAAACCACAAGGATATACATCATCGTGACAAAAAATCAAATTATAATTCTCTGGGTCCACTAAACTCTCTGCTGCCATTTTAAGAGCCTGCAAAGTAGAATTTAAAGCACCCAACTGCCAACCTTGATTAGCTCCCCAATGCTTAAACTGAACGTTTGGAGGAAGGTCTTTTACTATTATTCCATTAGAAGCAACAAATATCGGTGGATTATTAAAACTATCATTTATGATCTGAATGTTTTTTCTTAAACTTTTTTCGTTTTCGTAAACGTTTAAACAGTAAGCGAGTTTCATCCAAGTTCTCTTTTCGAGATAGCAATGATAATGTCGTCCCACCTCCCTTTGTTATTTCTAAGGTCGAACTCTCTCGTATTGTAACCAGCGCGAACTGCTTCTAACAGTTCATTAACTTCTTCTTTTCTGACGTCTTCGATCAACATCAATCCTTCTTCTTTAAGAAGATCCACGTAGTTCTTTATAGCCCACTTCTGTGTTTCAAAGGTATGAGGACCGTCTTCGATAATAAGATCAAATTTAATATCACCAAAGGAAGATACAACTTCTTTATTATAAGCGTCAGCGAGTTTAGGAACAAACCGTTCCGCCATTTTAGAAGCGTGCATTTTATCAAAGTTATCTTCGATGTCTATTGTGTAGATCATAGAGTTAGGCAGAAGTTGGTGCATTGTGTATGCCCACCCTCCTTTATATGTGCCTATCTCTAAGATGTTAGAAGGAAAATCCGCAGGAATAAACCTATTAAAGAAACTCTGATAGATATCGCAGTAGGAGTGTTCAGTGTTCTTATCAGTCCCGCCGTTATTATGAAACCCATTAATATTATTTGTTTTTAAGAAATTCTGGATGTTCATATTTTCTTTGCAATGAATAAAAGTACGTTTAACTCGGCTCTACCAAACCAGAAGTCAAAGTCAATACCAATTTTGTTTGTGTTAATCGGAGGAACCAACAGACTCATACGTTCTTTACTTAACCTCAAGCCTGGATAGTCAAAGGTGCAGATCAAATAACCTCCTGGTCTGACCTGCGCATAAAGATTATCAAGGTAGTCGTCGTGGTTTCCTGCTATCTCTTCTAAAGCAGAAATATTAAGAACGATATCAAATTGTTCTTTAAAGTTTTCGTTCGGCGGCTGAGTAATATCGTGGTAACAGGTATTAGGTGCGCCACTTAAAACAATGTCACTATTGGTAACATTATGAGGAAAGAACTCTCTTTCCAAATTATTCTTAAACTTTGTGTGGTGTTCAATATCAAAACCCCATGAAGAATTGTGGATCTTAGGAGAAAAACTTAACTCTGGTAACCTCCTTTTAATTTCTGATATCACAGTCGGGTATTCATACTTCCTGGACCAGTGAGGATAAGAATCATCAAACTTATCAGAATTGTTAACGTAACGGAATTCTATAATATTCATAAGTTTGTATTCTTATTTTAGAATCCCCTCGGGGTAGTGGCGTTTTAGCCAATCGAGGTTAGTGCGTTCAGGGTGTTCCTGATACCAACCCTTTCCAGTATATACGTCCAAAACCATCTGAAAGTATTCTTCGTACATGTCGCCAACGCGGTCGAGCGTAAAGTTTTTTGTCGCCCAGTCGTGACAATCCTTCGGGTTAATTTTGTCGATGTTCTTTGCGGCCCACGAGAACTGCTCAAACGTTCGACAACGGTAGCCTGTAACACCGTGAAGATTGTTCTCTGCGTGTGAACCCCAGTCGGTAGTGATAATAGGGCAACCAGCGAATAAAGCTTCAATAGATGCACCACCAAATGGCTCATTAAACATTGAAGGAAGCCAGAAACCTTTAGCCTTTGATAGAACTTTCTTACGATCGGTTGAGTTAAGATAACCGATCTTCTCGATTTGACCTGGAATTTCTCTGTAACCGAACTCTGTTAAGTCACCTTGACCAGCTATTTTTAATTTTAACCCAAGCTTTTCACAAACCTGCCAAACAACATCGATGCCCTTTCCTGGATAGATTCTACCCATAAACAAGAAGTAGTCTTCTTTTTCCTGAGAGAACTCGAACTCTGCTGGATCAAAGTAGTTGGGGATAACCACGTGATACCAGTTCTCTTTACACGTCCCAACAGCCTCGTGACCGCCTACAGCCGAACGGATAGCGTAGGATTCAAAGATGCGCCACTGAGCAAACTGACCTGTGGCGTAGCCGATACCTGGTTCAACAACAATTGTGTCTTGATGGGCGTCACAGACTGGTTTGTGCCCCCAACCCCAGAACGGAAGTAGGAAGTCGTTTTTCTGTTTTCTCTTCTGGATTTCTCGGATTGTGTTAGTATAAAAGGTTTGGTAAGCGTGATCGTTCATATCGAACTTAAAGAAGTTCTTACGCCAGTCATAATTACCGTAGGCAATTTGTAAGTCTTTATTTGTAGTTACTGTGACGTGTTCGTCGCAGATCAGATTGGAATCTTCGTGACCGTAGTGAATAATCTCATGACCACGAGCCTTCATCATTTTACCGAATTTTAATACCTTTTGTGTATAAGCACAGCCTGTATATTCGGAGTTAGTTACAGTATGGGGGAGCCCAAGAATATGAAAACGCATCTTATTATTATTATTATAAACCTTTCAAGCTCAAATACAAAGATATTTAGTATATGATTAAAGCATAAGTTTTTTTCGTGATTGTAGATAAAACGAACATATCCTACGGAAACAATACCACCAGCACGAGTAGTGTTATTATTGACTCTTGCTCCGCTCCTGTCAACATAATAAACTATTTTCCATTGGAAAATTTATTGCCATATCATGCTTCTATTTATTCCAATTCTAGACGCCTAAATTCCACGAACCAGTTGCACCGAAATGATAAACTAATTTAAATGCAAAATGTGTTTGATTGATTATTAAATCCTCAGCTAATCCCATAATTCTTTGACTATTTCTTCCAATAACGCAATTATTTAATGGACCAGTGGAACCATTAGCAACCCCAACGAAATCATTTTTGGCTGGTAAAGCAGGGAGTGTAACTGTAATACCAGTGGCACCCAACCAATAATAATCATTAGATGAAGCAGTAAAGCTAGCTGTATAGTATGTGTAAGCAGCTGAACTTGCAGTACCAGTAGCTCCTGTAAAACCTTCTGGGCCAGTAGCACCTGGAGTTCCTATTCCTGTAGAACCTGTAAACCCAGTAGATCCGATGCTACCATTATTACCATCTAAACCAGTGGCTCCTGTAAATCCAGTAGCACCGAACTCGCCTTGAATACCTTGAATACCAGTAGCTCCTGTAAATCCAGTAGCACCGAATTCACCTTGAATACCTTGAATACCAGTAGCTCCTGT